TTAAAAATACGCTCTTCTGCTTGTTGTACAAACGTAGGAATATTAGCGACAAATAATGCTTCTGTATTCTCGCTATAGTCTTGTATTGCTTGTTGCAGTTGAACGTAGTTCATTACGCCATCGGTCCTCTTGCCATTCTACCTTTAGTTGCTGCGCCATTACCACGAGTCTCAATACCTGTGGTTTTAACATCATCAGCACCGGGATTGCCAGCGCTTACACGCATAGCTACAGTACGTGGACTAACTTGACTAGCGTTTAAGGTATTAGGATCGGTTTTAACTTCAATCTCTTTAGCATTAGCAGTTACTTTACCACCAGACATTGTATGTGGAGCAGCATAAGCTTCAGCAGGTTTGTTGTCACGTGCGTGACCTGTACGCATAGGCGAACTATTTTTAGTAGTTGGTTTAACTATTTTTGCAGTAGGCATTATCTTCCCCTTTGAGCGGCAACTTTAGCTAAGTTACGTCCCATAGATTTCATGTTAGCGTTTGTTTTACCAACAGTCTTTTTCATCGGTCCGTTTTCAATTTTAACATTAGGTCCAGAATCACCAAGATTTCTACCCTTAGTTTTTCCTGTTTTTGTTACGCCATCAGCGGCTGATCTATATCCCATTTTAAACTCCTTAATTTACTGTTACCGTTACACTATTAATTGTACCAATTCCTACTAAAGAATTGGGTGTTAATTGCCTATCAAATGCTCTTGAACCACCTACAGGGTACCAGCCCCATTGAATCTGTCTACTACCATCGGCAGGATAACCATTCTGATCAATACTTGTACCATTACCATTTAAAGTTTGTAATCCTGTTAAGCCTGAACCATAATAACTAACGTCTGGTCTTGGCTCACGTACAGCTTGCGGGTCATTCACAGGATACATACCTAATTGCAATTGTGGCTGATCTGGTTCCCAGCATTCCCTACATACTTTAATACTAACTTGTTTGGTTTTAATTACAAGCTTTTTTAAATCTTTAAGCATATATCGCTGACCGCAACGATCACATTCTGCAATTGAGTGTTTACCTGATGCAAAATTACTAGGCATGATTATCTACTATAAAATAAATTACGTGGGACAAATCGTAACGGTGCTGTTTCTCTATCTTCTTGTGAGGCTAAAGCAAACTGTTCTTCATAATCTTGCTTCAAAAACATAACACGGTTAGGATCTGTGCCTTGAATTTTTACGCTCATCAAATAAGATAAACCCGCAACTAAACAATTAATAAATCTGAATGGTACGTCTTGGATATTGACACCCGTTCCTCCATCTTGAATTCTACGCATGCGCCAGTAAACCAATGTATAAGGTCCTCCACCGCCATCGGGTGTGGGCCAAATATTTAAACAAGGAAGGTACTGAACTGTAATTGCATCATTTGCTGTATGAGATGCAGCTGTTGTATTGTTTTGTCCTCTCCAGCAATTTTGGAGTTGATTCCCGATGATATTTGTGTAAGCAATAATCTCAGAACCAATCTGAATAAATCCTGTAGACCGTAAATCTAGGTTAGCAATGTTAGCATTGGTTGCCGTCTTTAACGTAATTGTTGTGCTTGTAGAAGTAATATTAGACGCTAGTAAATACTCAGATACATCCGCATTACCTGACTGTCTATTGAAATAAACCTGTACGGGTCTTCCTGTTGTAAGCTTGTTAGGAATAGTAGCGTAAGTAGGCTCAGATATGCGACTGAGATTAATATCAGTTTGGTTGGAAGTGCTTGCATTGCTTGTCCGTGTTTCTAAATCAAGAATGTCTATTGTATCAACAGGAACTGCATATATCCCCTGATTAGTTGTTAACTGAATGCTTGTCTCTTCTACAGTCCAAAGATTAATACCACGATTAGACCAATCAATAGTTAAAAGATTAAGCGATCTGCGCAATGTTCGTAAGTCGTAACCAGAACGCAGTTGTGAACCACAGCGCTCAAAAACCTCCTCTGCCAATTCAGTAAGGTCTAAGTTAAATACGCTAGTTCCTGACGTATACGCCATTATGTAATCTTTCTGTACGGTTTAACCTTGTTTTTAATACTTTTAGGTTGTGCTACAAATTGCTTACCTTTTGCCTTGCCTTCACGTTTAGCTTTGGTGGTAGATGCATATTCTTGTGGGCTCAATGCTTTAATTGCCTTTTCAGGTAAGTATCTTTCTCCTGTTACGGATGATTTTTTACCTGATTTTGTAGTCCACTTCTGCTCACCCCAAGCCTTTAAAGAACGTTGTGGTTTTGCTAATGCACTCATTTATACCCACCACCTGATGCTTTATATTTCTTTGCTACCAATTGTGCCTTACGTGCAGACCATTTGCCTGCTCCTGTACCCTGCACTGCGGCTGATTTTACCTGCGCCAAAATACGCTTTCTCAAACTAGGCTTTGTGTAATTGCCTGCTTCATTTACATGCCCACCCTTAGCGTATTCAGTAAAGTCCGTATTATCCTTACGGGCTTTTTTAACGCCACTTGGCATCTTGGATGGGTTAATAGCACCCATGCCACGAGAGGCTCTCATTTAGCACATCCCGCCTGATTTCATTTTCTTGCTCTTTGTATAGCCACCACCACACATAGCAACAACATTGTCCATATGGTGCATATGACCAGCAGCATGTTTTTTAAATTCATTCTTATGATGCTTGTGACCCTCAACTTCATGTTGAGAAATAAAGTCATCGTGACGTACCATATCAGGACCTGACATTGGCTCCATTGATTCTTTAACCATTTTCATCTTCATTTAATTCTCCTTAACAAATTTTGCCACGAGTGTGACCTTTAGTTGCACAACCATCAGCCCTACTTGATGCAGAACTACGCTTTACTGAACCACCTTGTTTAAACGATGATGTTTTACCGCCACGTTTAAACCCTTCACGAATTTCTTCAGGTCTAAATGTATTTCTCATAGCGCCACTTGATTCAGTTCTTGCAACCCTTGCAGGCTCATCTAATTTTCTAACTGCCTCTTCGGGACTATATCCTTCAGCACTTCTCCTTGCATTATCTTTTGCTTCTTTAGATGCTTCTTTAGCAGCACGTTCTTTAGCTTTTTTCTCTGCTTCACGAATAGCTTGTTTTTCTATTAAACGAGAAGCACCACGTGCCAATCCTTTTAATATGCCACTACCCGGTAAATAATCTTCAGGATGAACTGCCTCTAAACCCGGTTCTGCCTCAGGAACTCTAAATCCTTTAGGCTCAGAATATGATTTAGATTTTGGTGACTCAACAATACTTTTTGTTGTCTTCTTTATCATAGCTCTTGGCTTAGAAGATGAAGGCTCCTCGTCCTTCATTCCCTTTTCTAAAAACTTCATTGCACGAGCACGAACAGAGTCATCAATCCCTGTAGGCATACTTGTATCAGAACGCATATCAATTACTTCATCGCCCTCGGCAAATCTTTTTACCTTGCGTTTCATATTGTTCTACCTTTCATTTTAGGCATCATTGCACGGGTTTTGCCCTTAGACACAACACCGTCAGCAGATTTATGTTTAGCAGCTAAACCGCCACCAGCCATTTTTTTCATAGCCATTCCACCTTTTTTAAGATTAGATAGATCTGTACCTTTTCCACCCTTATGTTCTTGAGCATCGTGCATTCTTAAAGCTTTTTTAATCATAGCTTTATCTTGAGCCATGTCAGCTTTACCGCCTTCTTTCATCTTTTTAGCCATGCCACCCTTGCGCATCATTCCGGGAGTTCCGGGTTGAGGCATTCCACCACCCATGCCTGAAGGGGGTTGATTATCTCTAGCCATTCTACCGCCCATAGGCATCATTGATTTTTTCTTCATAGTATCACCACCCCTTTTAAAAGTTTTGCCTTTATCGGCTTTTGAAAATTCTTGACCTACCGATTGTGGCACGCCAACTTTTTTAGCAAAAGCCTTATTATGAGCAATTGCTTCCATAAAATTATGTTGTTTTTTACTTGTACTAGGCACGAGTAAATCCTTTCGTGCAACATCCATCTGCACGTTTAGAAGCAGAAGAACGAGATACTTTCCCGCCTTTCTTCATTGTTCTTGGCTGTCCCATGCCCTGCTGTTGCATCATACTTTTTTCTTGGTCAGCTTTTTGTTTTTCCAAGGCACCTTTTATTTGTTGATCCACTTGTTCTTGTGAAAGACCTGAATCAGTTAATTTATCTATTAGTGGTTTAGCAACTCCAAAAACGCCATATTTTAAAATATCATCCATTTTTATCTCGCCATAAGTTGGTCAATTTTGTTTTCAAGCTTGTTAAACCTTGAGTCCATATGCTCAACAATCTTATCCATTTCTGCTTTAGTGACGTTGTTTCCTGCCACTTCTTCACGGGTTCTGTTAAGTAAGATATTAAGACGCTGTATTTCATTGAATTTCTCCTTAAGGAAAAAACCTACAACTCCCATAATAAGAGTTAACCCCAAATTCCACAACATTAATATTTCTTTGATTTCCATCAGCATTTCCATCTTTTTAAGCTTGCTGCTTTACGTGTAGGCTTGCCGTTCTCATCTTTCATAGGTCCGGGCATTCCACTCATTCTTGCACAAAAGGACTTCTTACGAGCACCACCTTCAGGCTGCGGGGCTTTTAAGTTTGATCCCGTTTCCCTGTTATACTTCGCACGACCCTTAGCAGTAAGTCCAGCCCCCTTAGAAACCGGGAGTTTTTCGCCTCTTCCAACTGCAAGTGAGGGTCCTTTCTTCTTAGTAGCCACATTCTTTTCCTTAACTGTAAAATACCGTGAATGTTGTTGCATTTGTTGCTGCTGGTGCGTAGTAAATACCCTTAGTAAACACAATCCCCTCAGCAGGAATCGTTGTTGAAATGATTGCAGTATTGGCAGTTATGTCTATTGACAATACTAACGGATCAGAAGTTGAAGTGCCATCATAAAAGTTTAATTGACCAGCAGTTCCGCTTGGAGCAACTTGGTACCCACGTAAACGGCATCTTCCAGAAACAACTTGTTGTGCACCACTACTTGCAGTGTGGTACGTTTTGACATCAGTTTGCATCATAATTAATCTCCTAAAATTTAAAGAGGGTTAACACTGTTAACCCCCAGATTAATTAAGCTGATGCAGGAACGTATGTACCATCAGCTTGACGAACTACATATCTTAAAGTCAATATAGCAGCACCGGAAGTAGCTGTTACGTTAGCTTGAGTAAATGTAATAAGTGCGTCAGTTGAACCTACGTTGGAACACAATACTGCACCAGCTGCGTTGTTATTGCCAAGAGCAATATTAACAATACCTGTGTTAGTAAATACGCTACCATTAGCTGCTGTATTAATAGCTGTACCATTTGCAAACAATGCGTATGTAGGGGTAGTAGTTGCGTAAGCAACAGTTGTATTTAACGTAGCTTCTAAAATTTGTGAACCAGCAGGAATAGTAAATGCGTATGTACCAGCAGTGATATCTGTGTAAGCAATAGCAACAGATTGGGCTACAACAGTTGCGCCCATATTGCGTAGTGTTCCAGCAGTAGTGCCAGTAGTGTTTTTAACGGTACCTAATAGCCAAGGACCTAAGTGTGAAGCTAAACCCATGAGAGTTCTCCTATATACAAGTTAAGCCTATTAATCGGTATATCGTCTGCTGGGTGCAGTTTAATAAGCTGGAATTACCCAGATAACTAATCATACTACTTTTTAGAATTTGTGCAATCTTTTTTAAATAAAAAAACCCGCCTTGTGAGCGGGTTCTTATAGGTGCTTAAGGTATTAAGCTCCAGGTGATCCGTACATACCTAATGGATCAGACCAGCCGAATGAATAACGCTCACGAGACTTGTAACGTACGTTACCTGTATCGAAGTCGCCATCCATAGAGTTCTGGAGTGGTGTACGTACAAAGTGCTTCATACCGTTAGGTACATCAGTAGTCAAATACCAACCGTTATTATCGGTTAGGAAGTGATTGATGGTGTAGCCTTCAGGAATAGAACCATTGTTCTTGATAGCGTTAATATCGTTATCAGTTGTACCAACACGAAGTTCTGTCTCTAACAAACGAGTAGCAACGAACTGTAGTGCAGGTGGAACAATTAACTTCTTAGGTTTAGCAGCAATTAACAATCCACGCTCATCAGTCCAAGCAGCGATTTGAATAACAGCATTCTCTAAAGAAGTTTCATTCAAGTCAGCAGCAGTGGTTGGAGTGTTTCCGTTAGTAGCACCGTTAATCAATGGATGTGAAGTGTTAAATAATGAAACACCGTCACCGCCTTGATAACCGTTGTTAAAGCCGTTGTTAATTACAGCAGCAGCCTTAACTTGCTTAGTGTAAGCCATCGCACGAGCCAAGCCTTTAGTATAGCGAGCTGATAAAGAATCGTAGAGGTTATCTTCAATTGCTTCTTCAGTCAAGCTAAAGCCAAGGGCGATAGTTTCGTGGTTATAGCGAGCTGTCCATGCTTCTTGCGCATTGTCGTAACGAATAGCTTGACCTTCGTTTTTGACAGGCGCTGCTGAGAAACCAGACAGTTTTGTTTCTTCTTCAAAAGAACGCTCAGAGGTTTCTGTTTCATAAATCTCTTTATGTTCTTCACCATAACGAGCATACTCCAAACCGAACAAAGCATTCAATCCGGGGAGCAACTCTTTCAGTAGTTGTGCACGAGAAATAGCCATTTAAATATCTCCTAGATTAAGCTGAGTAGTAGTCGTGAACACCTTGATTGAATTTCACGAGCACTTCTGGGGTTTGAACTAAAACAAGAGTAGCACTAGCTGACGGTGTTACGGATGAAGCTGTAACTGTCAATGTTGTACTGCCTGTTGTCGTGACGGTTGATGCTGCTGTTGTTACTGAAACAATGCTCTGTAACTGACCGTTAACTAATTGGAATACATCTGTACCAATAGGAATTACTTGTCCTACTGTTAAACCAGAAACAACCAATGAAGTTGTGGTAGCGCCAGAAACATAAGTACAAGAAGTACTAATTTGTGTATCAGGAACTAACTGTAATACACGCCATACACCACCTGAACCAATAGCAGTTGTAGTTGCAGAAGCAATCACAGCAGCAGAAGAGTTACCAGTAGATGCAGAGCCAGTTAAAGTATTACCAGCTACGTTTAAACCAACCATGCCTTGTGGCAATGAAGAGATTGTTGTGCCAGAAGCTGAGTTTGTAACTGCAACTTGGAACACTTGATCTGGATCATCAGCAACAATAGCAGTGATATCGCCAGCTAATACTGAGCCGGGATAGTACTGAGCATATTGACGTTGCTTAGTAGTTGGGTTGGTGTAATAACATCCCAAGAAGATACCAACGGTAGCTTTGAGATATGAAGCGCCAGTTAAAGATGCACCGCCCGGGGCGATAACAACGTAACCAGCAGATAACTGCACAGGATCACCGTAATAGATAGCGGTTCCGTAGTTGTAGGCTATAGGCAAATTGCGTGTAGACCCTGCAAATACTTGACCACCAATCAAATTAACGGGCTTAATGCCGTAAGGCGCACTAACGATAGGATAAGCCATTTAATTCTCCATTTAAAAAAGTTTAACTTCCTCTGCCAAAAGTGGTCGAAGATTTATTCTCTTTAAAGAGAGGCATTCTAGGATCACTTTGACGCATTAAACTATTATCTACAGCTTCCGTCTGAGCTTGTGTTTGATTATCGTAATGTTTCGTACGCTGTTCAATAAACTCAGTTGGAGTTTTGCAAAGTAATAGCCCGCCAATCTCGATGTTGTCTTTAAACTTACCATCGGTATTAGCTAACAGTTTAAATTTTGGTTGTTCTTCAATACTGACTGGCTCCCACCCTTCCCTAAATTTTGCTGAAATATTACGGGGGTCAGAGTTAGTTAGTGTTGAAACACGAATCCAACGATAGGAAAACCCAGCCTGCTTGTCGGGCTCAGGGAGAAGTTCCGGTGGCATCCACTGTTTAGGACGCTCTGTAAATTCTCTGGTTTTTAATTCACGAGATGCTCTTGTGTCACTCATTTTATCGCTCCAATTTTCTTGCTTCGATTGCATATTGTTCAGGGGTTAAACCTAATTTTTTTGCTATATTAAGTTCACTTGTTTTAAGCTTAACTTTGTTAGAGTTAGTGCTTCTTGTTGCAGGTGCCACAACAATTGAATTTTTCTTAACTCGCTCAGGTGGCGGTTCTTCATCTTCAAAGTTTTCAGGGAACCTTCTGCGTATTGTCTTGTCCAATTCCGCATAATACCGATCAGAGCCGGGTACAACACCGCTATTCTTAAGTTTTTCGTGCAAACCGTAAGCCATTGCAGTCATTTCCTCATCCTGACCAAACCATGGATTGCGTTCTTGCCACGCAATTGCTCTGTTATCAGGTGGTGGAGGCTGTTGTACACTCCGTTGGGGTATTTTTACATCAATTTGCTCTTCTTGTAAAGGAGTAATGCGAAAATTTTGTGTTTCTCGCACTTTCATAGACGCAACATTGAGTAAATGTTGTGCTTCTGTCATTGCATCTACGTCTCCTGACTCATATGCCTCTTTATATGCACGTTTTGCCATTTGAAGTTCAAGATTTGCTGAATGTTGGATAGTATCTACATAAGATTTTTCTCCTCTTTCAACAATTTGCTTAAATTTATTACGCTCATCCATTAATTGACGGGCTAAATAAATAGCTTCTTGATGTTCCCGAAGCGCTGCTTCTTTTGCCCTGCGCTCATCGTGCATTGCCTTCTTTAATTGACTTATTTTTGAGCGAACATCCTCGGTATATTGAGTTAATTCGTCTTTTTCTAACTCGTCAATCTTTTCTTGTGACATTGGAGGCTTACGATTCCTATCTTCAGGAGGTGTATCGTCTTCAATTTCTATCTCAATATTTATATTTTCTTCGGGTTTTTCAATCCGAACGCTCATATTTTCTTGATTTTCTTCCAATTCATCAGGAAATCTATATTCTGTTTCGTTTTCTGCCATGTTATTCCCCTTATGCTCGTGTAATGCCACGTGGATCTTCAACTACAGCTTCCACAGAGTCATCATTGATTAATCGAAATTCTTTACCATGTATTTTTAGTCGTGTACCTGAGTTAGGTCTTGCTAAAATAAAATCGCCCACTTGACACCAAGGTCCTGTAGGAAACTTTTCTTTATCTTGATAGCAATCAGGTCCCATTTTTATAACAAAAAAGACAGTTGATAAGACTTCTTCACGATATATTGTTGAATCTGCCTTTTCTAAAACTGAACCATCAAAGGTTTTTTCTGCGTCAGGGATGGCTACTAGCATGCGATAGCCCATAGGGTCAGGTAATTGTGTTGCTCTTTGTTCGGGATCCTTATGCAGGGTTCCGACTACTTCTGGATTTGTTGGGTTTGCACCAATTAAAATCTCCATTATTTCTCCAAGTTGTTTAAACGGCTAATCAATATCTGCGTTGACTTCCATTCGGTTTTTGAGGTCTACGATAACTGCACATGCGGACTCAAGACCTCGGATTTGTCCACATATATACCTGTATTCTTCTATAGTAGCTACAGAACCTTGGGCTAAACTTTGTGCAAGATAGCCCATACGATCCTTGTATTCACTAAGAAGAAATTCAAGATTCTTATCCATTAATCACCTTTTCTTTTGTTTTCTTCAGCCACTGCATGTTTCATGCTGTCATGCAACAACTCTTCTTTTGTTAATTTACGTTTTTGTTGTAAATTAGCAACTTCTTTTAAAACATCCATTTTCATTTCACTCTTCTTGAGTTCAATTTCAGCTAATTTGGATGATGCATCTGCCTGCATTTTTTCTTTCTTACTTGAAGCTATCATCTGTTGTGTTTGGATTGCCGCATCATGTTGCGCTTGAATTCTTGCCTGTTCAATCTGAATTTGCTGTTGTTTCATTTGAATTTCGGCAGCGCTTGTTTGTTGTTTTAATTGCAATTCTGCTTGCTTGAGTTGCATCTCTTGCTGTTGTAACTGAACCAACGGGTCTTGCGCTTTTTGTTGATTCTGTTGTTGTTGCATTTCTGATTGATTTTGTTGCAATAAACGTTGTGAGGCTTGTGCCAACATGGGAGCCAACTGTGCTTCCACTTGTGGATCCATGTGCTGTTCTTCGCCTGACTCATCCATTTGTGGCGGTAGGGAAAACCCTAGCTGTTGCTCAATTTGCACTCGATATTCAAATCCTAAATGCTCATTGATGTGTGCCATCATAGATGCTTGCAGTTGCGGAGCCATTGGATTATTTTGCAATAACATCATAATCTTAGGATCTTGCATCGCAGACATGTGCACTTGAATATGTGCGGGGTGGTTTTGATAAGCAAATGCTTTAACCGGTTTGCCCATCAATACATTTTGATTTTCTGAAACAGGGTCGGTTGGCTTTTGGTCTGAATCTAATGGAATTAACTTATTTGCATGTTTCATGCCAATCACCTCAAGCATTTCACGGTGCAATAAAGGCATGTTATATAACTGTGGTGCCTGACTTGCTAATTGCAGAACTGCTTGATATTTAACAATTTTTTGTGCCATGGTAGCGGCATTTGGATCGCTAACAGGAATTACATCACAACATTCATAGTCTTCTTTTTTGACATAACGACTACCTTCTTCAGGTTCATAGTCATAGTCTTCACAATTCTCAGCAATGATTTCCTTGAGCAATTGGAATTCTTGTTGCATGGAGTAATAGATACGTGCTTGAATAGCAGATGTCATCTTTAAGGTACGTTCCAAGATAGCCATGGTAGTTCCTACCGGCGCTTGGCTTGACATGTCTGAAATCTTTAAATCACCTGCACTAGCAAAAGCTCTTGCCTCTGCCATGATGCGGTCAAGCAATTGCGCTAAGACCTGACTTGGTTCTTTGTATGGCAACGGTAAAATGTTATCTTTGATGGCTCCGCTTGGTACATCTACATCCCTAAACTCTCCTGGCGCTATAGGTGTGTCATCTCCTTTAACACGTAAACCACGAGTTTTAAACCCTCCTGGCAGATTAGATAGTGTTCCTGCATCAACCAATTGGCGGGTAATGGAAGTACCTGACTTGGCATAAGCACCAAGAATATGAATAAGTCCAAAACAATAAAAACCAAAACCCGGTATATATCCATAATGAACGAAGTGTTGACGTTTTTGATTGCTTTCATCTTCTTCCTTCCAATTTCTACGAATTGCTAGAATGGTAGATGAACCTTTTTCAATAGTAACAATGTACGGTAATTTAATTCCCGTTGGATTACCTTCTTCATCTAGATCTTCATACCCTTCTAAGTCTAAATCGACCATCATTTCTAGGACTTTGTAACGACTATCCATTGTTGCTCGAAAGCCTAGTTTTTCTGCAATTTTCTTTTCTACTTCATCTAAATCATTGGCAGGCTCATCTAAATCAACATCTCGATAAAATCCTGCAACCATGAGTCTACGTAAATCATTTTCTGTTTTACGCATGACATGGGTAACACGCTCGGCAGTTTCAAGACTACTTGCGCCATATGGCACAACAATGTCTTCTGCTGGCACGTAAATAGATGCTTGCCGTCTTAAGTGTGGATCAAAGTACACTTTCTTAAACGCATTACCTGAAAGACCTAATCCCCATAACATTCTTTCATGTTCAGGTCGGTATTCCTGCATTCTATCCATAAGTTGATAATTCATATCATCTTGGACACGCAATGCTGATTCTTTTTTCTGCGGTGTTTCTTTGCCAATAATTTGCGTTCTTACAGGACCTTGAGCAGGAAATGTTGCCATCATCGTCTCTGCTTGAAACTTGACAAGTGCTTCTGCTAGGATTGGATGATAGACTCCACAAGCACCTTCCCAAGGCTCACTTCTCTCTTCAATCTTTAATCCAAGGAGTTCAAGACCATCCACATAGGTCTGCATCCAATCTTTACGGGAATCTAAGTCATCCTGAAAATCACTCAATAACTCCTGAGCAATGATTTGCAGTTGACTCTCGTCCATCTCTTCTGCAAGATTTCCTTCAAAACTAATGGCAGGACTTTCTACCTCTTCTTCAAATCCACTTTCATCGCCTAAATCAATTTCAATTTCAATTTCAGGTTCATCCAATAAACTTTCAATACCCATTGGTGCTTGAGAAAGAGATTTTTCGATTGCCATATATTATCCTTAGTAGTATGCCACTTTGCGTTTAAACTCTTGAACTTCATCAGGTTCATCGTTGTTTAAACGAATAAATCCACCCTGCCTAAATCTTAACAGAGCCTGACTAGTTGAGTCTACTATGTCATCATGATCGCCATTTGGAAAACTAGCACATTCTTCTACAACCTCTTCTGCCCACCTGAGGTCAGGGCACCAAACAAAACCTGAGCGAAACAAATCAGACACAGCGTTTACACGGGCTATTTTATCATTACCTTTGCTTGGTGTATATTCCTGCAAAGGAATTCCCATTCTGCGCATTTCATAAATAAGAGGAGCTCCTGCTGCCTTTTTTTCCACAATCAAGCTATCAGGATTCCATTCTTTGTACAATTCAAATGCTTTTTCTTTGAGTTCAGGGAATTCTAGTCTGCCCTTAAAACAATCAAGCAAGATAATATTGGCTTGTTCCATGCCTTTATCATCAGGATGGTAGAAGATTCCCCATGTTGTACAGACAGAATAGTCCGCCCTGTTATTCTTTTCAAAGGCAGTGTCCCATGACTGAATCAAATAATCACAAAACGGTGGGTTTTCTTGCTCCCATATCTTCCAATATTCCCGTTTAATAATAGCGCCTTCTTCTGAGGTAGGATTCTGTTGATATTGTGCTTCCCATTTACCAACAGGGAGTTCTGCTTTAATAGCATCAAGCTCTTCTTTACTCCAAAATTGGGGCCATTGTGGCACTCCTGAGGGCATTAAAGCAGGCAATTGAATGACTTCCCACTCATTACTGCCATCTCTTTTTAAGGAATTATCAATAATCTGTCCTGTTAAATCCTTTTTTGACCAACGGGTCATCACTACAATAATTGAACCACCTGGCTGTAAACGCTGACGAGGACCTGAAGAAAACCATTCATAGACTCTGTCATACACCTCAGGATTACCTTGCATGGCTTCTTGTTCCGAATGTGGATCATCAATAATCAATACATCCGCACCTTTACCTGTCACTGCACCACCCACACCAATCGCAAAATAATCACCTCCTGCGTGAGTATTCCATCGTCCTGCCGCCTTGGAATCACTTGATAGCTTGGTTTCAAAGATGTCTTGGTACTGCGAGGTGTTGACTAAGTTTCTGACTTTCCTACCAAAGTTCACTGCGAGTTCCGATGTGTGGGCAGTTTGAATAATCTTCTTATTAGGGTATTTACCTAGAAACCATGCAGGAAACATGAATGATGCAAACTCGGACTTAGTATGCCTTGGTGGCATGTTGATAATTAGTCTTTTGAGCTCGCCTTTGGCGACCCGTTCAAACGCTTCTGCCATGATTGCATGGTGTTTACCAAAGATAAAACCGGGCCACATCCTGTTAACAAACGGCAGGAAGTACTGCCTTGCTCTTTTTTGATTGTCATCATCAAGGACAATCCTTATCTTGGGCACATCAGGATGGTCTTTGGGTAAAGACACTAGCCTATCCATGTAGGCTTTTAACTGCTCCTGCGTGAGTAAATTGTCTATCACAAGGAAACCATCTTATCCACGGATTTATCAATTACTTTCAGGGATCTAATCATGTGAGGTTTCACGTGAAGCAATCCTTTTTTTTGCAAGGAATGAATAATTCTATGGATATTACTCTTACTCCTCAGGTTTAAACCAATAGCAATCTCTTGATATGACGGTGGAAAACCCTTCATCTTGATGTACATGGAAATAAAGTCCAAGACTATTTTCTGACGCTCTGTCATAATTTTACCCTGTCAATCAATTGTTCCATCTGCTTTTTAGCTTCATCCTGCATGATGGTATTTTTTACATCTTCAAAGATAAATAGTAACTTGAGTCGGTGAGTCCTAGACAACTCATTTAAATAGTTTATGACCATAAAATCTTTTTCAGTCAATTCACTTGTTTTCATTTTATATATATCCCCCCATGTTTAAACAGGAAACGTTCATGGGTAGTATTCCATAGAAACGTTTCTATGTCAATGGGTTTAAACAAGAAGGGGGTGGGGGGGGGAACGTTCTTGTGGGTAATTAGTGGTGAGGGAATGAGTGGAATAGACTGTAAGGATGGGTAGGTACCCTTTCCAAAAAAAAGGGGTCATAGGGGTCGCAACTTTACCATATTAGCGTTTAAACATCGTATACCCCCCAAAGCCTTATAAACAAAGGGTTTCAAAGATATCATCACTGTTTAAACATCATAGTCGTTTAAACGTTTAGTGTGTTAGATCTTGTCGAACCTTGTTAGTTTCATTGTGTAGATTCATTGATTGCTCTAGTTCTTTCTTGAGTTGGTCAATGTCGTGAACATCAGTCTTTGTTTCGACCCTGTCAGTAAACATGCCTACTGACTTGCCAAGCAGTTCTAGACTGCGTATGCGTAGTGACAGTGGATTGTCTTTGTGCATAGCGTGGTCGTACAGTTCGTCTAGCACTTTCTGACGTGTCTTGAGTTCCTCTTTGAGTATTGCTTCTTTGGTGACGTCAGTGAGAGACTCGATTAAAACATTTATCCTTACATCCCTCATTAACCTGTTCGCAAGTACCATAATGCTTGCTTGTGTTGACTTCGAGCAGTCATATGCTTTCTGTACGGCATCTCTTGGTGAGTCACCTAGTGCTACATATGTAGCAAATGCTCTCATCTTGGCAGTGAGTCTCTTATCCTTGAGTACAGTACTTGCCTTGTGTTTACTGTCTGTCTCTAGTTTGTCTTCTTTCTCTTGTTTAGTGTGTACACCATATGGCAATCCATTTACTTTCTTCTTTGGTGTACTACGTTGTACGGCAGACCGTATCGCTTCGCTATAGTTGCCCTCGCCTACTTTGATATCACTGTTCTCAAGTAACGCACTATCTAAGCCAATGTTTACAAGGCTCTCAGGTTTCTTATCTTCATTCATGGTTTTACTCTCTCATCAGTTTATGCATCAATGATTCAATGCTAATCGTTTAAACATGTGAAGTAAACAAGGTTCGCTATTCGTTCTCTATTCCTTGTGTTGTAAGGCTCTCACATGTTTGCTTGTTAACACCCTGATGATTCTTTTATATCTCTCTACGTCATGATTCAACTGTTTCGCTTCGCTATCTTCCCCCTGCAATATCTCAACGTTTAAACAGTCAGGCTCATGCAGTGAGCCAGTGAAAAATTTCCGTTAAAAAGTACCTGTCAGCCGTATTTCGTGTCTTTTTTGCACCCTTGTAAGTCATTGATTTAATTAGAATTGCACCAAAAGCATATAAACTTAAAAAAAATATTTGCAATACTGTTTAAACATGTGGTTATAATTGATATCAATGCAACACAAACAGTAATATCAGTAATACAAACGGTGAGTAACCACCGACACGTCAGAGCCTAGTGCGTGAATAAAGTAAAGAGGTCAACGTCAGGTCACAGTGCGTTGTAAAAGTAAAGGTGAAGCCAATATCAGGGCTATAAACTGTGCGTCAAAGGCTAGTAGTCAAGTTGAAGTGGAACTCAGCGAGATGAACGAGATGTGAGACGTGACCACCTAGACTACAGGGCTGACAACCTGTACGAGTGCTGATAGTTACCAAGCGATTGGTTGTTCTTTCTGATGCGATGTCATGAATCGCTGACGAGCAGTGCCAATGGTTCACTTCATAAACCATTCATTGCGTTGCACTTATCAGGTAGTAACCCTTTTAAACAGTGGCAACGTAGATAGTACTCAACGAGATTAAGTCTCATAGCGCATTGCAAAAGCAGTGTGCTAGAGGATTTATTTTCACTTAACAGGAGGATGTATGAAATCAAATCAAAAAATTGCTTGGCATCATGCGTTTGAAAATGATGGACTTGTATCTAAAAAACGTGCAAACGATGAAATCATCAGTCGTTTAGTAGACGAGGGCAAGTGTAAAAGTGGTGCAATTATTGCTTACGGCACATTGTCTTATTATTGGACTGACAACATGTACGCATTGGCTCGCAAGGGTCGTGTTAATTCAATTTCTTTAAGCGTTGCAATTGATTGCTTAAAAGATCAAATCGCTCAACAAGAAAAATTTATCAAAGAACAATTGGAGGTATTGAATGAAGATTGATGGTAAACGTTTTATAACCAACAAGGAGGTTGTATGACTGTTTTATTTCCTGATGACCCACGAGCAATTCGTGGCATAAGACGTAAAGTTCCCAAGGTCGCAGAGCCATTGGCTAGGATGGTTGACCATTGGGGTGCTAAATGTGAAGACTATGAGCCTGAGTGTTTATGTTGTAAGGCTTGGAAGTTGTTTGATGGTAAACGTTTTATAAGCGATGAGGAGGTTGTATGAATCGTTTCATTAATTTTGTTTTACACGTTGTCGGTGTCATCGTTATGCTTGGGCTTGGTTATCTCTTTGCTCTCGCTTTTATTTCTAATTCATAAGGAGGTCGTATGGCAGATATTCAAGAGGTAATTACAGACCATAGCACTATTGGTGAAGATGGTAAGGTGCGTGGCATGTTGCGATATGTTTACACGTCACCAACGCATTGGGGTCATGATGGTGTGTGTCGCATCATTGTTAACTTTAAAGTTTTTGGTCGTGGTGATATTGACATCAGTCTTGGTTGGAGTAGTGGTGGCACTAATCCTGAGTTCTCTCAGGAAGCAATTGCTGATGCCATGAGTGAAGCATTTGCGATGGCAAAAAATAGAATCTTGGTTCTTAAAACACTTTACAAGGAGGTTTCATAATGGCTATTAATCGTGAACAATGGTTGGGCAATGCAGTTGAAGAACTGCGCCCTGTGTTTGACATCGTGGGTCATCCGTTACCTGAGAGCATTCGTGTGACGTGTGGCTTTCCATCCAAGCATGCTCGCAGTTTAAACAGAGCGATTGGTGAGCATTGGAGCAATCGTGCATCATCTGATGCGACACATGAGATCTTGATATCACCTGTCGTTGATGACCCCTTTGAAGTCTTTGGCATTCTCGTGCATGAGTTGGCACACAGTGCCACTGATGGTGACGGTCACAAGGGTCGCTTTCCTCGCTTGGTCAAAGACATGTGGCTCGATGGTAAGCCTACTGCGACAGTGGTAGGCAAGCGCTTTCGAGATAACTTCTCGGAGTTGGTCGAGTCACTCGGTGAGTACCCTCATGGTCACCTCAACGTCAAGGCTGACCGTAAGACGCAGTCAACACGCATGCTCAAGGCAGTGTGTGCCAAATGCGTTGAGTACGACCTGACAGGTAAGTTGAAGTCGCAGTACGTTATTCGTTTGTCAGACAAGTGGGCTAAGGTGGGCTTGCCTACGTGTCAGTGTGGTACACGTTTTACTTTATCTAAATAATCAGAAAGGCTAATCAAAATGTCACATGAAATTAAATCTTTATTGCAGTTCACATCCCTTGCACGCTTAAACGGTGCGCTTGTTCAATGTGGTATGCCACCTCAGTCGGTCAAGACGAGAGCGCTAGATGATGTTGTCTTGCTTGTTGCAAATGGTCACATTACTGTTGATGATGTTAAGTTGGCATCACCTTACGATGGAGCAGTGAGAGCGCCTAAGCCTGTCACTAGCAGTGGTGGTGACATCGTTGCATTACAACGCACTGTCGATGAGTTGACTGCGAAGTTAAGCACTGCGCTTGAAAGCACCAATACTGCGCTCACTGAGGTTGCATCACTTGATGAGCGCATCTGTCTCGTGGCTGAGTCTCGTAGTGCTAGTGACCCTACAACGATTCGTCACGAGGTTGCTAAGTTGTTTGATTCATTCAAGACTGCGCACTCACCTGAGGAGATGACTGCGATTGCTGATTCATTGCCTGTTGCCACATCAGTAATGAAAGTGAAAGACGTATTCAAGGGTCAAAAACTTTCTTACACCTTTGGCACTGAGAACGTGGACTTTAGCAACATGGATGTCTTTGTCTACAAAGATGATGCGCCTACTTGCTTGGATGACTACGTGTTTAACCCTCAACATTTGCACTCAGCACTCATCGCACTGCATGCACCTAACATTCCAATCAACACGTGGCTTGGTGGTGAGAGATCAACAGGCAAGACCGAGTTCGTCACGCAGTTGGCTAATCGCTTGGGTCGCAAGTTGTACCGTATTAACTTTGATGAAGCGATGGAGCGTGCTGAGTTTATTGGTGGTGACTCAGTGAAAGATGGGACTGTATTTTGGAGGGAGGGTATTCTTACCAAGGCTATCCAACACAGTGGTGCAATCGTATTGCTTGATGAGTTGTCATTCGCAAGACCTAACGCATTGGCAACACTGCACTCCATCGTTGAGCCTAATCCTAATCGTGGTTTAAACATCGCAGAGACAGGCAAGAAAATTTCTGTCAAGAGAGATGTCGTGTTCTTTGTCGCTGACAATACGCTCGGCTATGGTGACTCATCAGGTTCATTTCATGGCACACGTGAGATGAATACTGCATTGCTCGACAGGTTTGGTTTCAAGTTGAAGTTCGAGTATCTCAATGCTGATGATGAAACTAAACTACTTGCCAATCGTATTGGCATTCACAAAGAAGTTGCACGTGCAATGGTGCAGTTTGCTAACAGTGCTAGACAGAAAGTTGCAAGTGGTGTGTTGACTCAGCCACCTAGTCTGCGCTCGTTACAGGCTTGGGCTATCGGTGTGAAGAGTGGCTTACCTGTGCAGTTGGCTTTCACCAATGCAATCATTCGCAGTTACCCTGAGGATTGTCACGCAGAGTTACTTGCTATCTACACTGCGATGATTGATGTATCCAAATTAAAATCTTATATCTAGGAGGTTGTATGTTAGCAATCAATGCAAAGCGTGGCATCGAATCAGCCACACAGAAAGTGTTTCAATCAAGTGGTCGCAAGTTCTCTACATTCAAAATGCTTTGGCATGGTGCGACTGCCAAGGTAACATTCGATGACTCAGGTACTGCAATCATCGTGTTGCCAGCGATTGACGAAACAAAAGAGGTGAGCAAGAAATTATTCAATGACTTGATTGCTTATATCTTGCATGAGTTGGGTCATGTATGGTTCACCAACAACGCACCATGGCATGACACTGCTCGTGAACATGGCAAGTACGTTGGTACACTCATCAATGCTCTTGAAGACCCACGCATTGAGCGTAAGGTAATTGAGTCGGGCTATGCACCCAACAGTGCTGACCTGTTTAATTCGCTTATCAACAACGTGCTTGTCAAGGGTGGCTTTCCTGATGAGTTGACCAAGCAATCGCTACCATTCATCCTATGCGTTGAGGGTAGACGTTTAAACGGTTATGTAATCGACATCCCTGATTTGATTACAGGTTCACCCTTTGAGGAGCATATTCGTTGGGCGCTTGATGAAGCACACAAAGCACTCAACACAATGCGCATCGCTGAGGTTGCGCTTGAGTTGTACAAGCGACTCTTTGATGATGATGAAGAGGGAAGTGTTGAAGAGCCTGAGGAAGAGGGCAAGGATGGTGGCAAGGGTGGTGAAGAATCAGGCGATGACGAGGGCGAGAGCGAGAGCGAGGGCGATGGTAAGCCTAGTGGTGCTGATGGTGAAGACAAGGGCAAGATGAAAGACGATGGCACAGACCCTCGTGACCCTGAGATCAACGACTACATTGATGAGGAAGCAAAGCCTTTGAAGTGTGGCGCTGATAAAAGAAGTTATAGACCTGTTCTCAACTCAGAGCAGTTGTTTGAATTTAATATTGTTTAATGGAGTCATCATGAAAAGAAAATTAACAATCAATAGAAGTGAAGCGACAGATAGTTTCAAGGCTAAGTTCGATGCAACACCCTCAGGCTTTGGTGCAACACGTGCAAGTCTCTTACGTTTGCTACGTGCCAATGACTTGGTTGGGTGGTCGCACTATGAAGAGTCAGGCAAATTAGACCGTAAGGCTTTCAGTCGCATGGCTTGTGGCAGTACGCAAGTGTTCAGTCATCGTGACTACAAGGAAGCACACAAGTCGGCAGTATCAATACTTGTTGACTGCTCAGGTTCAATGGGCGCTCGCATGAGGTTGACTGCATCGGCAGTGATTCAATTGGTCAAGGTGTTTGACAAAGCAGACGTCTCATACAGAGTCTTTGGCTTTGACTCAGAGCATGAGTCGGACACGCAAGAGTTACCCGATGGTAGTTTATACATACCTGAAGATGTTCGCTTCTATGCGTTTAAACATTGGGGAGAGACATTGCAAAAAGCAATACCGAAACTTGGTGCGATAGAGAACTGTGCATTTCGTGGCAACCCTGATTATCAGGGCTTGCTCTTATCCATCGAAGACCTCGCCAAGCGCCCTGAGAAGCGCAAGGTATTGTTCTTTCTTACGGACTCAGGTAGTGTTAACGTTACCCACATGAGGTACTTGGATGAGGTTGCAACGAAGTTGGGTATTACCTTGATAGGTGTTGGCATACAGGCAGATGGTGTGCGCAAGACTTACAAGCATGCAGTAGTTATTAACGACTTGAGTGAGATGGCATCTCAATCATTTACAACGATGTTAAACGCAATTAAATAAACCGAGGGGCTTGCCCCTCATTAAGGATAAGAAATGAAATTAGATAGTCAAGAAGATCAGGATTTTATTAGCACGCTCAATATCGTGGGTGAAACAATTCATGGCAAAGATATGGATGTAGTTGTACCTGTACTTATGTCATTACTTTGTTCATGCGCTGAGTTATCTAATATGAAGCCTGAGAAATTAATTATGTTTTTTATTGCATCAGTATCCTCGCATTTTGCGATACCTGATGATGAGTCAATTCACTAAGGGGGTTATATGAAAGTTATTATTTGTTTAGAGTTTAATGGTGTTGATGCTAACAGTGATAAAGCCGATGCTATTGTTGATAGCATTACGCAGTCATGCAGTGGCATGCAATTAGATTTTGGTGCTTCAAGTTGTTGGGTTGATGATGCATCAAATGATGATGGAGTTTTTATGATTCAAAAGTATTACGGAGATGGTCTTCTTGAGGGATGGCAAAACGTGCGTGATGATGGGAGGTTGTTTGATTCTAAGCAAGAAGCGCTAGAAGAATGGTTCGAAGAAGAACTTGCAGATGGCTTGGACATAGGAACGCATTTGTTGCCTGATGATATTCGTATTGTTGAAATTAAAGGGGTTATATGAAAGGTAAATACAAAAAGTATACGGTGGTGGGGCATGGTGGTATTAACTGCTCATGTTGTTGCAATCGTGGTGGTAAGCCTACAGTTAAGCGCATCGCTAAACGTAGATTAAATCGTGCAGTTCAAAAATTAATTATGGAGGTTTTAAAATGATATGCGAAGAGGGTTACTCAGGTACTACACCTGTAGAAGAAAAGAAGTTAACAATTAGCAAATCTAAAGCAAGAAAGTTGAAGTCTGAAATTCAAGGACTGATTGATGAGTTGATTGATGAATCAATCAATGAGCGAAACAGTGGAACTGTTAGTAAGTTGGCTGACAAAATTAGCATGCGAATCAATTACAAATTATTGCAATTAGTTAATGCAATTGGAGGTGAAAAATGAAATGGAGTCGCATAGGTAGTCAAGTGATCAATCGTTGTCAAGTTGGATGGCAACGCAGAGGTGATGAGTTTCAAAGTTACATCATCTATCCTGAGGGTTCATCAAGTTTTACAACATCATGGAGCAGTGCTGAAGCGCAACGCAATTACATTGAGTTCATCGAGCAAGCGAAGGATTACCATGTCAGCGTTTAAACACTCAGTAGAAACAGACACAGGGTTTGTTGTTGAATATGCCAAGCAAGGTAAATCATGGGTCACATCGGTATATCACTCAGGGTATGTGGTGCGTGAGTTGAATGTAAGTTGTATTGAAGAAGCAAGAGCGTTGTTTGATGTATGGTTGGATGAGTTTAAGGAGGATGCATGATGCAAGGGATTATATTATTCATCATCCTATTTATTATTTTTTATTATTTATTTAAAGGCTAATCATGAACATAAAAGAATTGAGAAATGTTTTAAACACTTTACCAAGCGAGTACGATGATGTTGAGGTTCGTGCAGATGTTGGAAGTGATGACGATGTTAACTTATGGCTTCATGCATTTACACCAATACCCAAAGGTAGAAGTGGTTATGAAATGCATGGTGAGTTTGTTTTACATTTTACAGAATAATAGGGAGTTTAAACAATGAAAGATTTTACCAGCAAAGATTTTGAGCAGTTACAGAAAGAGTTTGGTCAGTTGTTAAACACGTTTGAGATGACTAAGGAGATGTTTCCTAATGCCAAGAATGAACGAGCGTTGGAGTTGGCTAAGTCGATTCAAAAAAATTTACATTTAATTAAACCAAGTGAGGGTAAGTGATGAATGAAGATGATTACAACGAACGGTTATTGATGGCTCACCTTGATGAGCAAGACACCTACGATGAACTGATCGAGGAAGAGAAAGAACTTATCCTAAGTAATTTGGTTGTGGGTGATGTGGAAGACTTCTACCTGTTGGAATGTTTAGAGAGCGTACAGGATGAGTTGGTCGAATCGCTCGCCAAAAACGAAAACGACAAAGTGCTTGCTATCTTGCACAATGTTTTTAATGACCGAATTTTTTTGATGGCTAAAGAAAAGGTTGACAATATGTAATTGATTCCCCCTTGGAGAAATCCTTGGGGGATTTTTTTTGCCTGTAATTTTTTGCGTCTTTATTTTTTTATGATACTAGTTGATAGTCTTTGGGTTGGCGAAATCGGTACGCTCCCTGCAACGTATCAATTTTGTCTGCCCGTTTAAACGCTGATGTACGGCAGGAAGTACTTAATGCACATTTTAAAAGTCATCCACAATCTCCATGTAAGTTCCTGTGTTCTTGACGTACTCAAGTTTAGTCTCTCCCTGAGTTCCTATCCAACGATAGCGACACTTCCATACGGCAATCTCGACATGATGCTCTGCTCGATGAACCGTAATTCCATTATCTGCCTTAGCCCACCATGCCATTGAACCACTAATCGCCATACCATCAGGTCGAGGCAAGTCCATGCCTGAGCGTGTTATCTTGCTTGGGTGAGCGATGAACCATACGTGAACATCATAAGCCTTGGCGAATGCTTGAATCTTGGTCAGCATGTTTGAAATGAATTCATGCTCACTGCCACCTGATTTATTCTCAATGTAGTTGTAGGGATCGATTACCAAACCCCGAATACCCATACGAGTTACTGCTATCTTGGCTCGCTCTAGTACAGAATCAATACTTGTGGGCTCAATTGTTTCAGAATCCATCATGATGAAATGATTCTCCACCCATTTAAACGCTTCTTCTTTCTCCTCTTTGGTCATTCGATTCTTGCCATCAAAGAATCGTTTCTCCTTGTATATCTCCATGAATCTTGAGATATGAATCTCAGGCTGATTCTCAAATGAACATACGGCAAACTTCCAATCATGGCTACGTGCAAGGTTGACCATGAGTTGATCAATAAAGTTAGACTTACCTGAGGATGGATAACCTGTTACCACTGTGAGTTGAGACTGTGCTACCGTGTAAATGGTGTCTACATTGGTATAACCCGTAGACACACCTTTGTTAGTTCCCTTATTCCATAGGTCGTTTAAACGCTCTAGAAATTTTGCAGGTGAAGACAATCCTGAAACGGGGTATGGATCTGCGTTTGTAATAATTTCCTTAACCTTGTCTGCACCTTCGGCAAGTAATGCTTCGTTTAAATCCTTGTACTCTGATTTGGCGATACGGCATCTGTCCTTGCCAATTCGTCTTGCTAGTTCCTCGGCAAGTGCTTGACCCGCTGAGTCGTTATCTGTTGCAATAATGATATAGGGCACCTTGCTTAATACTTCATGAGCATTCCATACAAATGCAAACTTCTTGTCTTCACTCGCATCCACCTTGCCATCTTTGACTGCCATGGGTGCGCCATTAGGTACAGAAAGCACGTTGGGAATGCCACATTCCATCAGGCTCAGTGCATCCATTTCACCCTCAACAATGACGATGGGATGGCTAACATCCACATCATCAATCCCAAAAAAGTCGTGTGCTCCACCATCATCTTGCAAAAAGTCCTTGCCCTCAATACTGCGATATTTGGATGAAATGTATTTGCCATTTTTAAAATAAGGAAAGGCAATCGCATCAGTACGTTTGTCTAGTTTTCTAAAATATTTTTGAGCTGAAAATAATTTGGCTTGCTTGGCAGTTGCCTCTGATATACCACGTGATATTAAAAAATCTAAATGTTGAGGTTGTAGGCTTGTCATGGAAACTACAGGTTGCTCTTTCTTCATTGGTATCACGTTATATCCCCTCGGTTCAGAACTGTAAAAGCCACGTTCATGGCAATGATGGCAGTAATACCGATAACCATCATCGGTACGTGTAATTACGAAATCTTCTACATGTTGCTTTCTGCGTGATGGTGTGCAGAATGGGCAGATTGCCCTTGCAGAATCGGCAATATATACCGACTCAATTAGTTGTCCTACATTCATTGTTTTAGCCTTGTTACTTGTTGTCTGATTTATTCTTTGACTTATCCCTCAGTCGCAGATTCCCCACTGTTGTTTTCCCACCTTTACGAATTGGCTTGACATGGTCAATGTCTTTGCCACTTCTGTCTACACCTTTCTTGTCATACAAACGTCTTGCCTTTTGTCGTTCAAGAAATCCTTCTACATCACCACGTTGTTTCTGTAGTTGATACTCATGCTTCCAATCTCTTTTCTTTGTTGCCATGTCTTGTTCCCTGTACTACCTAGTGTTATGTACTACCTAGTACCTTGCCCTCGGAGAGGGCAGACCTAGCCTTATCCTATGTCTGCCTTCACATACGTTGCCCTACGGTTTCGGTATGACCCGACAGACGTTTCGTGCTGAGGTTCTGTCTTCGCCACCTCTTCTGATTTCTAAGCACTTCCCATGGTATCAGCAATACTTCTTAATCCCACCGTTTTTCACCGACAATTAAGAATAGATTCCATCATAATTGTTTTTCAAGAAACATTGCAACACATTTTTAAAATATTTTTGTAGTGGTATTCCCGAATATTCCTGCCGTTGTTTAAACGTTGTGATGGTGGACCCGGCTGCGAGCTGGCTGTGCTGGTAAAAAAAAGACCGTTGTTTAAACGGTCTAAAACCTCTCACGAAGGTTGGAAGGAAACATCAAATGAAGTCAGCAGTTATTTTAATTTAACATAATAAAGATACAAGATGAACGTTCTTGTTGTTGATAAATATTTTTTTTGATATATAATAAATTCATTACTTGATTAGCCTCCTGTAATACAAACCCTAGCGTTTGGTAAAGGACTCCGAATCCCACACACACTCAGGAGTCCTTTATTTTTTCCACTGTTATCTCACACCGTGGATTTGTTTTATCAACACCCATCCAATAAATATGTTTTTCCTTGACTTGCCTGTCGTTGTCATAAGCAATACCCTGTAGCAAATCCAAGATTAAGCTTTCATCTAAATCAGGTCTGCGTGATGCGTACCAAATGCGAATCGTTACCACAACATCTTCTGATATTTTTTGGGATGGCGAAACAACGCATTGTTGTTTAAACATGGTGGCGTATGATAACGCCTTGGATGACTTGATAAACATTGGCTTGCCGTGACGTGCAACTAATCTGCGACTGTTTGCTTTGCTGGCAGGCTCACCAAATATTTTTAAAAATATTGCTTGCATTTTAATTTTGATAGTAATATTATAGAAGTTCGATTAATAAGGAGGCTACCTTGAAGATTACCAATAAGCATAACTTACCCGAAACCTTTGTTGCCCTTGCATCTAGAGATTACTACACAAAGGGTAAGGCTGACTATAGTGTTACAGAAATTATTTCACCCCCACGTGTACAAAGATTACGCAGACTACATCACCATGAGATGGAGCAAGACGTTGCTGACATGTTATGGATGTTACTTGGCACTGCCTTGCATGTAGTAGCAGAACGTTCTGAGGTAGAGCATCACACCAATGAAGAGCGTATCTCTGTGGGGTTCAATGACGTTATTCTCTCAGGTGCAATTGATTTACAAAAAGATGAAGAAGATGGCATCACTGTCATGGACTACAAGTTCACATCGGTATGGTCACTCATGAATGACAAGCCTGATTGGGAACAACAACAAAACATTTACAAGTACCTTGTAGAGCGTGTTAAGAAGAAGCCTGTTAAAGCATTGAAGATATGTGCCATGCTACGTGATTGGAGCCGTATGGAGGCTTCTGTAAAGCCTGATTACCCACAAGCACAGATGCAGATAGTAGACATTCCTATGTGGTCATACGAGGAGACAGAGAAGTTTATTGAGCACCGTTTAGAGTTGCACAGGGATTCCAAGGTTCAAGCAGATTGGGGTGAAGAATTGCCCTTGTGTACTGATGAAGAGCGTTGGATGAGAACAACAAAATATGCAGTTAAGAAAGAAGGGAGGAAGACGGCAGTACGTGTATTTGAAACAGAAGCAGAAGCACAGGAGTTGTTAAAAGAAATGCCTGAGAAAGACAAGGGGTTCATAGAGATCCGTAAAGGCGAATCAGTACGATGCACAGGTAATTTTTGTGGTGTATCGCAGTGGTGTACTCAATATCAAAACTCATTAAAGGAGGAAGTATGAACAAAGAAATACCAACGCATCAAGATAGAGATTCATTAATGGATTTTCTTGATTTTAGGTCAATGACAAATGCTATTAAGAATTTAAAAGAACGAGGGTGTATATATACAGTTACTGATGTAGATGGCAATGTGTATACAAATCAACCACAAAAAGAATCACGTACACGTGTTCAATCGTTTGACCCATATGTTCGACCAATTTTAGACAAGTTAGAGGTTGGGCAAAGAATTGAAGTTCCATTTCATATTTACTCAGGAGCGGATTTGCAAAGCAATATTTGCGCAAGAGCACATGCACGATGGGGTAGTAAATCTGTAATAACTTCAATAAATAAAGATAAAAAACTTGTATCAGTGATTCGTGAAAAATAAGGAGGTAGCAATGATTAGCGTTCTTAAATATATTCGCAAGCAAACAAATCAGGATAAAAAACCTGATATGGCAATAGCAACAAACTCTGCATTTGTTTACAAGTCAGGGTCAGATGTACTAGCAACATGGAAGAAACAAGGATGGCAACCACCATCTGAATACAGAACCGATTATGAATTTGGAAAAAGGAAAGCAACATGAGCATTTACAAGAAGTTACAACAAGCACGTTTAAACCTTGTGCAATCCCCGTTAAAAAAATCAGGGAAAAACAAGTTTGCGGGTTACGAATATTTTGAGTTAGGGGATTTTATTCCTACCATTCATAACATATTTAATGATGTTGGTTTATGTGGGGTAGTGAGTTTCGGTGAGTTTGCTACGCTGACTGTTTATGAGACAGAGGGCGATGGTCATGTCACATTTACAACCCCCATAGTCCATGCAGAGAATACCAAGGGTCAGGCAATACAAAACCTTGGCAGTACTCATACGTATCTGCGTAGATATTTATGGCTGATGGCAATGGAAATTGTCGAGCATGATGGGGTAGACGCAATGCCCCAAGAAGTAAAACCCAAAGCAGTAGAAGTAAAAGAAGTTACAAAGGTAGTTGAAGTAGTACAGGGCGGTGATAGTTTTAGCCCTGTTGAAGTAGAAACAAACAATGAATCAATTGAGAAACTGCATGAAATATTGGTCACGTTCGGTGCTGATTGTCAGAATCTAAAAGAGTTGTCTAGCTTTTGGAAACACAATCAGAAAGAAATTGATCGTATGAAGACAGAGGCTCCTGATTTATTTAAGGATTTACTCAGCAAGTTTGCAGAATACAAATCTAAATTTAAGGAAGAAAAATGAAATACGATAAACCATATGAAGCACCACCAAACTCAGGATCTTTGATGGCAAGCAAGTCAAAGAAAACAGAAAAATCACCTGATTATTGGGGCGATATAACCATTGACGTTAGCAAGCTAGGATTGCACAACGGCAATGGCAAAGTACGCATCTCAGGATGGAAAAAACAATCCAAAACAGGCTCAACGTTTTTATCCTTGCAGTTAGCGCCAATGCAAGAACAAGACATGCCAAGAGAAAACAAAGTACAGGAGTTAGATGATGACATCCCTTTCTAAACCAAAACGTGGTAGACCTCGTAAAGTAAGACCTCCCGAAGAATTGCCAGCTCCAAGCTCTTTTATTGACACGTTTAAACGCACACAAGGAGAAATCATTGTGAGTTTAACTCATCAAATTGAGCAATACAAAGTGGTAATTGATTATCTTGAAACCAAATTAGGGCTACCAAAATGAGAGCGTTACAATTCGAAGCGGTTAAGATTGCATTAAAACAAGACCGTTCGGGCTACGTGCTTACTCTGAATTTACACCCTGATGAAATCCCTGACGAGTTGCTCAGGGATTTTGTTGGCTCACGGTACGGTGTTGCCATGGTCAGAATTAATGACGATGAAACTCCTGTACCTGTGCCTGATCCTAGGGTTAGAAAAGCAGGCATGCTTGAGCGTGATAGGATGTTTTGGCAGTGGTTGCGTGATGAAAACTCATTGACCGTTACCACTAAAGAGGAATGTGTTAATGCACTCTACAACATATTAATGATTCAATCACGTGCAGAGTTAAACCATAACCAAGATGCACAAGAGCGGTTTGATGATCTGATGCGTGACTACGAAGATTGGAGTGACAAGAATGACCCGTTCTAGGAAACGAGCAGTATTAATTTATCTGCCTACAGATGTGGATGATAAGTTGAGCAAGTATGCCAAGGTAAACCAAGTTCCTAAAACCAAAGTGGTTGAAGAGGCAGTCAACATAAGACTTAGTGGTGATGACGACCTTTTCAACAAAGGTTTTAATGAAGGTTTAAACGAGGCAATGAGAATCACTCAGGAAAACAAGGGGGCACAGATGAAATTCCCGTCAGGAAAATCATTTGCCGAGTTGGTTTGTGATGATATTTTAAATTACGTCAGGGAGAAAGCATGAACGAGGGAAAACAAATGGACATTAAAGAAAGTGATTGGGTAATTTATCGTTTACTTTATTTAATATTAGCGATTGACCCATCCATGTCAAAGGTAAAAGATGTTGAACTATCAATTAATTATGTTAAAGGAGATATTAATATAGCGTTTGATTTAATTAAGCAAGAACATGGACGGTTAGATACATTTAATCAGTTTGATGTTCAATCACTTAGAGAGCTCCAAAATAAAGTTAAGGTTGAGCGTAACTATTCTGATGAAGAAGAAAAAGAATTTATGCAACGCAGAGTCTTTGGGTTGTCTAGGTTAGAAAAATCATCAGGTGTTATACAAGAAATTGTAGATAAAATTAATTTAAACATGGGTGAGGAAAAATGACGGATGATGATAAGTATTTAAGGGACTTGTTTGCTGGATTTGCCATGAACGGTTTGATTAGTTGTAGTGGTGGTAAATTTGATATGGATGCAGTTGCTGAGTCCTCTTACAAACAAGCAGATGCAATGATAGAAGCAAGAAAAATTAAAGAAGATGGGATTGTATCAATACCAAAAAGGACAAGAAAATGATTGAGTTTGGGGATTGTAGGGACATCATGAGGCGATGGGCAGAGGAAGGGGTAAAGGTACAGACATGCATTACATCCCCTCCTTATTATGGTTTAAGGGATTATGGCACAGGTACTTGGGTGGGAGGCGATATTAGTTGCTCTCACAAGAGGGATAGCAAAATGTCTGACAAAACCATTACAGGTCATGTAAATCTAGAAGGTGCAGTCGGGGACGGTATTTATAAATCATCATGCCCACGTTGTGGTGCAGTGCGTGAAGATATGCAAATTGGACTAGAGGAAACAATCGATGGGTATGTTAATAACATTGTGGAGGTATTTGCTCACGTCTATAACATTCTTGCTGACGATGGCACTCTTTGGGTTAATCTTGGCGATTCCTATGCTGGTAGCAATGGGAATGGTTCAGTTGCTCAATCATTTGGACAAGATAAGTTTGTAGCGTTTAAATCACCTACGAGTGGCAACAATAGTGGGATTAGACCCAAGAACTTAATTGGTATTCCATGGCGAGTTGCATTTGCCCTACAAGAATTTGGATGGTATCTGCGTCAAGATATCATTTGGAGTAAGCCTAATCCCATGCCTGAGTCAGTTAGGGATAGATGTACCAAAAGTCATGAGTATATATTTTTGTTATCTAAGAAGCCACATTATTATTTTGACAATGAAGCCATTAAAGAGCCTGTCAAAGAAGATTGGGGAACAAGAAACAGGGATGATGGTAAGTACCATAACGAAGGCACAGGCTTGCAACCACACTCAGGGCTTACCAAAAGCTACGAGATGGCAAACAAACGCTCTGTATGGACAGTAAATACCAAGCCTTACAAGGGCGCTCATTTTGCCGTATTTCCGAATGATTTGATTGAGCCCATGGTGCTTGCTAGTACTAAGTTTGGCGATACTGTTTTAGATCCATTCATGGGCTCAGGAACAACCGCTGAAGTTGCTCAACACTTAGGTAGAAAATACATGGGCTGTGAGCTTAATCCTGAATACAAAGACTTGCAGTTTAAACGTCTTAGACAACAGTCGTTGGAGCTGCTATGAGCTCATTTGCCGTAGATCTAGAACGAGGCATTGATGTAGAAAAAAGATTTTTAAATATCATTAAAAGAAAATACCCATGTTCCACCTTGATAAATGGTTTCAAAGGGTATGACATATGGGTGCCTGAGAAAAATTATGGTGTTGAAGTAAAGTATGACCCCATGAGTAATGACACAGGAAATTATCTTGTTGAAATTGAATTTAATAATAAAATATCTGCATTGATGACAACCACTGCATATTTTTGGGTTTTTTATGATGACCATGATTATTTATTAATTAAACCGATGTCAATCATTGAGTGTATTTTTATGAATAAATTGCAGTACGTTGAGTTTGTTGGTACGGGTGACATACATTCTAAGAAAGGGTTTTTAATTAAGAAAGATTTGTTAAGACAATATGGAAAGATCATTCAATGAAGGATAGACTGATGGGTGTAATTTATGTATCTACAATAATTATTTGCTTGTATCTGATCTTTATGACGGAACTTGCTCTTAAAGAAACGCAGACCCATTGGGGTACAAAGAACTGTGAACTGTCGGAAATTAGCCCCGATTTTACACCACAAGAGAAAACTGATTGCAGAATTGCGAGGAAGAAATGACTGCAAATGATTTGGCTGATAGATTAGAACAGTTTTATACAGGCACTCATATTGACAAAGCGGCTGAAACATTACGTCAACAAGCCCAAGAAATAGAATCGTTAAAAAACGCAAATAGATTTATTCAAAATTTTGCAGAGGAACAGCATCAAAGAGCCGTAGCATTAGAAATGCGTGAACTAACAGATGAGGAAATAATGGAAATATACGATAGAGTAGAGTTGTACAACATTGATGAAGGGCAAATGTATTTAAAGCCAATTGAGTTTGCTAAAGAGTTATTAAAGAAAGCGAGTGAGAAATGAAAGCATTTCCAAAAGACTCTGACGGCAGGTTTATGGATTTAAGAGATTATTTTGCTAGTCAAGTTATTACAGGATTTTTAGCAAATAATAAAACCGATTATTACAGAAACTCAGGCGAGCTAATGGTTAAATTGGCTTACGAAATGGCAGACTTAATGATGAAAGAGAGGGAAAAATGACTTATTTTAGCGGTGTGGATATTGATGCAATTCATCGTAAAATTAAGGCAATATTGATTACAAACATTAAAAACAAAACAGGTAGTATTTCACCTATGGTAGATGGCACAGACAAAACTATAGATGATTTGGTTGTGCTGGCTGAGTCTGTCGGTTTAAACGTTCAGGTCAGTGTTATTGATACTGATCTTGACGATGACGGTAGATGTTAATGAACAAAGAAGAAAGAAAACACTATGACAAAGTTGCAAGATTGGGATGTATATTGTGTAAATCCGCACTTGGCTACCATGATACTCCATGTGAAATCCATCATATCAGACGGTTGGGAGGAAAAAGAAGTCTCGCCCCTGTTATTGGACTCTGTCCTGAGCACCACCGAGGAAATACCGGTGTTCACGGGCTTGGACGAAAAGCGTGGGAACGAACTTACAACACTACCGAGGAAGCCTTACTTGAACTCACCTTGGGGTTAATTAACGAACCACCCCAATAGCATCAGCAACGGTGTAACCACTTTCTGCAATCTTGTTGTATATCTGCGTTAATTCATTGATTTTTCTTCTGCGTTCTTCGGGATCTATATCTTGAGTTTGCTTGTAGAAATTAATAGCTTTGCGTATCTTTGTCATTTCTTCACCAATCTTACGCAGTGGCGCAGCAGATGCATATGCTTTCTTTTTCTCTTCATCATTAAGAATATCCTTAATGCCTTCAATGTTACCCTCGCCCTTGAATCTGTTGACGGCATCTGCCATTTGTTTAGCATTTGCTTGAAGGCTATAAAAATCAGACACAGCTTTGCTTACATTTGGATCTGTCAGGAATGATTTCATAAATGGTAGATTTTGAATATTCGATGCGGGAGGTTCTCTGCCTTCTGCTAAATTGACCAAACTACTTGCCATACCTGTAGATAAGGTACCTAATTCAGCAAAGTATCCTTGGAACAAATTGTCAATCTTGGCAGGGGATAAACCAATGCCATCCAATCCCAAACGACTAAGCATCTTAGAAAATTCTGATGCTCTTTGACCACGCATGGATACAGGTAAACCCTGATCGCTCATGCCTTCAATTGGATTGCCTGTAAAGAAAGAATGATTGGTAATTGTTTCTAAAATAGGTTTTACTGCCTGTGGAATAGGTATGCCATTTGCAGGTAAATTTTTAAGCAAGCCACCGTAATACGATGCCATTAATTCTTTGCCTGTGCTTGTGCCTGCCATGTATCTGACTGCACCCTCAGGAATGGTTTTAAATAAGAAGCCAACCTCAAATGGTGTTGGAATCTTAATAAATGTTTTGCCGTCAGGAGTAGGGATTAACCAATTGTCGTCTTTAACATAATCAGGTAATTTTTTATACTGATCATCATCTTGATACATCATTGCATAAACAGTGGATAACATTACCATCATTGCTGCACGAGAAGCAAAGATTCTTCTGGCTTGTGCTTTTTCATCAGCGTTTAAACCGTAACCTGTAGCAGCTCGGTAAACCGTATCCAAAGATGTAATAGCTGCTGAGAAGAACGGAATGGTTGCTCGAAGCTGTTGCAATATTGGGGAGTTACCATGTACTGAGAAGTTAATCGACTCACGTGCTTTAAACACTGCATAGTCTGTGGCTTTTTGTTTGTCACCAAACTTTTTCATGCCTTCTGCAAATGCCTTCTTGTAAATGGCTACACGAGTCGCCGCATCGGATGCCTCGTGAATTTCCATGATTTTATGCAACGCTCCTGCAAGTGCATGGGGATTTGTCTTTTCCTTGCCAACTTGTTTTAAAAACTCATTGATTGTCAACGTGTTATCTACCGCACCAATGACACCTCGATCTGCAAGAATTTTAGCTTCCTCAGAATTCTTAGCAATCACTCTAGCAAACTCCACCATGGAATGAAACGGTGTAACAATACCGCTATTAGCCACCAAAGAAGCGTGTATTGGGTCACGAATCAATTGCTTAATCCAATACATAGGATTGAGCAAAGCGCCTGTTCTAAGCACTTTTGTCATCGGCACAAACATTTTCATGATAGGGCTAATCTCATATGTCATTGCTTGGAAAGCGGCAAGGTCATTAGGGTTTTCCACTATTGCCATGACTTCTTTGCCATTTTCTTTGAAGAATAAATTAGCTTTTGTTCTGTCCTTTGTTATAGTAGCCAAGCCAAAATATTTTAGTTGATCAACACCGACTCTGCGTGTTTGATTTTCATACGCTTGGGCAACCATTTTGGCAAAATGCTTATCCATGTTCTCCCAAATGTTGCGGTCTATCATTGCACCTTTTAATGTTTTTATCTTGGCAGTAGACTTTGTTCCTGTGCCTGTGGAGTTGTATAAACCTTCTGCATCCAAGTCTTCTCTTGATTTAAACAGCGGAACATACCGATCACGTGCTTTGTATTTTGATGCTGTTTGCTCATCTAATATGCCTGTTTCAACCCATAAATCAATTAAGCCACGATTGACGTTCCGCCATATGCTAAGGACATTTTCTGTTTCAGGAATTTGCTTAAGTATATTGTTTGCCCATTTAATTTTGGCATCTGTAACTTGAAATTCTCTAAAAACTTTTTGTAAGGGTTTACCCTCATTCATTAATTTTCTTGCTTCTTTTGTTTCTTTGAGTATTTCCCTGTAAAAATTAGTCTCATAGATGCGTCTTGCTTCGCTTGCCTTAAGATTACCTTCTCTTAGTTTGCCTGCGTTGTATAAGACTTTAGCTTCTTTGGTTAATTTTTTAGCGTACTCAAGTTCAAACTTATGTAAATTTTTAAGATCTGATGCCATTTTTAAATGAGCGTTTGCTTGTTTTACCAAAGCATCGCCCTTGGCACGCTCAACCGCATCTTCCTTCATAATCTCTTCACCACGCAGGATACGAGCAACCTCTGCTACACCGCTTCTACCTGTGAATCCAAATTGTTTAAACTTTGAGTCTAGTTCATCAGCAAGGATTAAGCTGCGAGCTAAGTTGTTTTCGCTGCGTTCAACACCCAAAGTTCCGTCAGCATTAAGGATTGGAATGCCTGATTGAATGGCGTTTTTAATAAAATTAATTGTTTGAAACTTGGCACGTATTAATAGATCGGCACGTAGTTTACCGTTCATGTCAAACTGTGGCAGTTTTTGTAATGCCTGAGTTAATCCTGACACTCGGTCTACCCATGCTATACGATTTTGAGTGAGATAATTATTGTCATGAATGTTATCCCATACCTCTGAGGCAGTGTCTTTAACTACATTGACTGTACTCTTTGGTGCTTCTATTTTAGTTAAACGAGGTCCAGGATATATGGAATAACGCATGTCCTTCTTTTCAGTAGGATTCATGTTAAACGCAGTTTTAATTTGGTTTGGATTTTTTAATACAACCCAAATTCCATCACCCATATCAATACCATCATATCCTTGATATTTTAACGTTTCAAAATAATTTGCTTGTTTTCTTTTGTAACTGCCACTCCCGCCAAGATGTTCTTTAAAAAGCTCATCTGTCATTTTGAATGGATTTTCAATTTTTAAGAACGCAGGTATAACTCTTGATGCAGTATTGGTTGCAACAATATCCCAAGGTTTTGCACCTTCACTTTCATCTCTTTTATATCCTTGACTATCATTTTGAGAGGCATAAGATGATGCCATTTCAGGATTGGTGGTAAACCATGTGCCATTTTTAGGAACATTAAATGATGTAAAGTCTTTGTCTTTTGATGTGCCCGTGTAAACAATCTGAGGTTCACCTTGTTCATTAATAACAACGCTGTCACCAAACCATTTTTGGAACGCAGGTGTTTTAGATGCACGTAGTGCATAACGGATATCAGGGCTAGTGATGTCAAATGTACCTTGATTACCTGTGGCAGATTTTAACTGTGATGGTTCATATACTGCTAAGTTTTTGTTACCACCTTCCCTAATATAAAATCCATCAAATCCTGCTTTTTTAATTGCATGTTGCATTGGATGTGATTCAATTAATTTCCAACTTCCACTATTTAAATCAGAAACCAAATCTTTTGAATATTCATCTTTATCTAAATACAAACGATAAATTGCTGATGCTTCATCATCATTTAATGAATTCCATAATTTTTCTTTATCTTGTTTATTTTCATAATCAAACGGTTTTTCAGAACGAACAAATACAGGAATTATGTTTTGCGCTGATGGCAATTCATTTTTTATAAGATTGTTATATTCATCAATAAAATCAGTTTCTTCTTTTTTTGCAATTTGTTTTGCTTGTCTATATAGTTTTTCCTTTTTATCTTTAGGTAAATTTTTTTCAATTTCATTTACCATGTAATTAGAACTTAAATCTGAAAAACCTTCTGCAAATCTTGGATTGTCAGTTACAAATATAGCATTGGCTTGCTTAGGTCTAAACTCAAATATATCTTGTGCAGTACCGTGGTACATCACTTTTGGTGTGCCATCAGTATTAACTATTTTGCTGTTACCAAACCAACGTTTAAACGCAGGAGTGTTAGGAGCTTTTAAAGAATAACGAATGTCGTTGGATTCGGTTGGTGCTTGATTAAATACTGATTTAATTTGGTTAGGCTCAAAGGTAACCCAAGTTTCATGTTTTTCAGTATTTAAATATTCTTGAAGATTTGAATATCCAGTAATGTATTCTTCTGTTTGCGGATTCGGAAAACCATCGGTTTTGCCATCGTATAAATCTAATCCACCGTCTTCTTTATTTTTAGCTAAAGTGTAAGATTTTCCTGAAACATCTTTAAATGATGTGTAGCCCTTTTCATTTAATTCATTAGCGTTTATATCTGGCTTTCCAGAAAACTTAATTCCATCATATCCCATGTCTTGCAATCTATGTCTTACCTCATCATTATCAGACCTCGATTCTTTGCGTATGTTTTGGTCAGAATAAACCTCTCTAGATACTTTTTTCCATACATTGCTTGGTGCGGGATTTTTTATACTCAGATAAACAGAGATTACATTTTTTGCATCACGCATTGCTGGAGATGTAGCCTTATCCGATGAGAACCAAAATCCATTAAATGGCGCATCATAATCCATTAATCTAATTTTATTTTTATCAAATACATCAAATGCATCCCCTGCTGTTCCATGATAAACGATCAATGGTTTACCATCTTCATCTACAACTTTACTGCCCTTAAACCACGCTCTAAACGCAGGAGTGTTGGGGGCTCGTAATGAATACTTTTCTTTTTTTACCCTTGGAGCTTTTTCTGGTTTTGGAGGAGCATATTGTTCTGAGAATTTTGCTCTTTCTTCTTCAGTAAAGCCTCTAGTCTTTCCTTGGGTGCTAGTTTGAGGGGTGTTATTTCCCGCATTTGGTTGAACTCCTCTTGCTCTGTTAACATATTGATTCTCCGTTTGTTTAATAACTTGGTTAATTTGTGTTTCTGAAACTCCATTTTCTTTAACTAATTTAGCCGCTGCGTTTGCATAATCAGGTGCTTCACTGTCATCATAACCTTCATTTGTATCGCTTTCTTTTGCAACATCGTACAAACGTCTTTCAGGATACCATAACAAGGCTTGTAAATCAGCCATAGTTAAATCATTGTAACCACGAGCCTGTAATTTTTTTAGCATCGAATTAAACACGGCACGTATTTGATTTCTTTCTGTACCTGTTTTTGGCGCTTCTTTTTGACCGTCAAGGTACTTTGCTAAATTGTTTGATGCTTTTCTTAAATTTTCACCTAATGTGGTTCGGTTAAAAACATCCCTGTTTGCGGATTTTACAGTAGATTTAGCAATGTTTTTTGCTAACAATGCTCTACCTTCTTCAGTTTTAACTTCTGTTTTAGTAATTGATTTTTTTAAAACTTGTTCAAAATTCTTTTTTGTTTCTTTGTCGTTTACCATCTGTCTTAACAAAGTGTCAACAAGAGTTTTGCTTGCTTTAGTTTGTGCAACATTATTTTCAATCAATGTGCCTGTCCAACGACCCCATGTTCTCATGAGCCATCTGTCCATCGTCAGCTTATCAAAGATGCCGTTTAGGTTACTATAGAATCCATTGCCAATTTTAGGTCCAATAATAGACGCACCCAAAAGTTTTGTGCCTACGTTTTCTCCAAGAATTTTTAACCCTGTTAAATTTTCAATTTCTTTTGGAGTAAATTCAGTTGCCATAAACTTTCTAGTATTGTCTATACCATACTTAGCAACCATCTCATTAAATGTTTTTAATCCGTTATTGATTCCTTTTTGTGATTCACCTGCTTGAATATCTGTAGGCATTACGCCATTATTTTTATAATAATTGTAAGCTTGTTCTGCCAATTCAAAGTTCTTATCAACTTTTATGCCGTTGGAGGTAACAGCCAATGCCCATGTAAATGCAAATTTAGCGTCAGGGTCTGTTTTAATTTCAGGATGCAATAAAGAAATAATGTTTAATGCTTTGGCAACGGTAACGTCATACCACCCAACTGCATTTTCATTTGTTTTTATGGCATGCAATGCGTCTGCAACCCCAAGGTTAGAAAGATACTCAATGGTTTTATTATCAAAGTTTTCAATGTTTATTTTTGCTTGTTGGTTTTTTTGTAAAGCTATTTTTTGCAAGTCAACTTTTAAATCTCGATTGGTTTTAAAGTCCTTACCTCTTGCATAATCAAATGCATTTTGTAATGGTGCACGAATAGCGTATTTACCAAAACTTACAGGAATGTTGTCATGGTTAAGGATAACCATCATACCCATACGAGGAGCAGCATAGCCATCATAGCCTGCATCAACCACCGCAGATTCAAACGGATTCATATCATTGGAGGTTGCACCTGACTGCTCATAAATCCGAGACATCTCAGGTCCAGGACCTAAGATATTATTAAATGTTTGTACGTGTTTAAACGACCCAAGACCTTGTTCAGGAGGTAAATATTTACCATCAAGTTCTGAATGAGGAATGTAGAAATATACACGTTTTTTAATCCGTGGATCGTTGGAATACTGTAAACGTCTTTGCTCTTGTCCTGCAATACCATCTAGAGATCCATACTTACTACCGTCTAGATATTGCCTTTCACCCTTGCTGTAGTGGTGCCCGACATAGGTTTGCGCATTTGCTTGCCTTGGGTTGAGAGAGATTCCTTCACCGCCTCCACCGCTAGGTCGAACGGCATTTTCCGTGGGTCGTAATTCTTTGTTTTTGAAGCTATATTTTTTTGCATCTTCTTCTCCTATGTTGTGGTCTGTTTCAAAAGGTGAGCCACTATACACAAATTCTTCAGGAAGCAAACCAATTTTTTGTGGTGCGTATTTAGTATCCACCGCACTAGCGGTTTTATTAAATTCGGCATACGGTCCAAAATTAACCCATGAATTTTGTCCACGAGTCTCAATAGTCATTGCATTTCTTGCTAGTGGTGAATACATTTGAACATGAGAACGCCACGCATTCTCTTCACCATCTGCTCTAAATCCTACACCATCTTTAATGTGTCCAAAGTAATCATGAACAATACGAAAGATATCATTTGCTCTTGCTCGTTTGCCACTAATAATTTCATCAGTATAGGCTAATAATGGATTGTTTTTCTCATCCATTACATTGCCCTCACCGTACCCAAAATCAGTTGGGAATACCCATAGGTGATTGTTGTTAACTGCATCAAGAATGGCAAGTCGTGGAGACTCGGCATAAGGGTCATCCATTCCTTCTTGCATAAACTCTACCTTTAAACCTGTTTTTTTAATGGCTTGCCATTGGTCTAAAGTTTCTTTAATCATTGCATCGTATGACGCTTTAACCTGAGGATTAGTTGGATCATCCTTCATGTTTTCGTAAGCATCCGCAACACGTTTTGCTTGCTCAGGATCTACCTTAACATAAGATGTAGCAGGAAAATAAGGCTTATTAGCCATATATTCTTGAGCTACTTGTCTTGCTTGAGGATGTGCTCCAAAAGATACCTGACCAAGACTTGGTATGGTAACAGGTGGTGGATTATTATCTAGGCTTTGGGTCGGAGCAAGAACCCTGCTCGGTTGCGGAATGCGTCCCTCGCCTCCAAGTAACTCTCCTCGTCTTGGAAATTCTCCTGCTTCGGCTCCATTGATTGGAGTTGCTTGTACAGGTCGTCCTTCTTCATCGTATTGGGCAAGGTTGTATTTTGATTGTTCATTTATTTCTCCTTTTTTTAATTGTACAGGAGCACGTTTACCTTCGTCTAGGCTCCTAAATATACTATCGGCAGTGTTAAATCCATTGCCTTCAAATCCATTGCGGATCGTTTCAAAAAATTGTTTTAGTCGTTGATAGATGTTGCCAACTAGTCCTGCTGGTGGCTTGGTTTGGTCAAAGTGTTTAAACGCTTCAGCAATCGCTTCTTCGTGGATATAATCATCAAAGCCAGTTAAATTACCATTATCTTTAACATACTGGTCTTTGTACTGGTCATACAAATCTGCCTTCTTAATGAACTTATCTACCCACTCATCTTTAGCTTTATTGGTTAAAACTGTCCACTCATTTGGTTTAAATCCACCTAGTTGTCTTAAGGCATGAACTGACTCATGGCGCATAGTACCTATTGGATTGGGTGAATCCATGGCTAAATGAATAACCTTGTTAGCCCATAAACCATCAGCTCTACCATTTTCAATACTGTCCATGATCTTAACACCGACATTTTCTAAGCCAAACTTCTTTAACTTAGGAACGATGGCTTTATATAACTCGGCATGGCTTTCAAACACCTCAGGTCTATAAATGTCAGGATTGGCGTTCTTCTGTAAGTCGTCTGCCTGCTCAATTGGTGTAGGCTGTTTAAACTTGATGGATAAAGTGTTATCTTCGTTTGGAACTGTTTCTAAATGCCCTAACTGTTCTGCGCCACCAAGGAAGTTTTGTATTTTGTTTAAGTCTTTTTCGCCCGTTAGTTCGGAAATTTTACCAACAACATCAGTCATAGGCACGTCAGATGCTGTATCAAAATGTGTGCGCAGACTAGTCATCAAAGAATCATATTCATTCTCTGGCTTGTTCTGCATGGTCTTTTCTATAAAGTGACCACCTGCGCCTAAGACTCCACCGAGTACAGCGCCACCAACATAACTATCAAAATATTCTTTGCGAGCTTCTTCGTCTGCAATGTTTAAACCAGCTTGTAAACGCTCCAAGACTTGCTGTCCTGCCTCAGTAATACCTTCTCGGTTAGCGGTTAAGCCTACATCTGTAATGGTTCCAAGAATACCTTTCTTGGCAATTTCTTGTGCGGTTTTTTCGGTAATCTCTTGTCCTGCTTTACCAAAGACTCCACGAATTAATGGAGTCATTTTGAGTGCGTAGGTATCAAGCAACGCTTGTGGGATGGATGCAGCTACTGCGGATGTCAGACTAGTATCAGCAAGAGTTTTACCTTCCTTTTTTCCTTCGTCCAATTGACGTGCTAAGTTTGAACCGACAAACTGTCCTGCGGATACAGCGCCTGCGCCAATAAGACCTGCGCCCAAAGGATTTGCCACTGCAGCACCGACCAAAGGAGCCGCCATATAGGGCAAAGAACCACCAAGTAATTCACTAGTCTTAGCTAGTGGCGATTGGAAGAAAGTTCCTTCCGTGGGTTTGAATATCTCTGCTGATCGTTGTTTTTCTTTTTCATATCGAAGCTGTGCTTCTTCAGGGTTCATTAAACCAACCCTGCCTAGAGTAAGAGCACCTTGACCAATAATGTCTCGTACAGATGCTTTTGCAGCGGCAATACCACCTGATTCAGGACTTTCTTTTAATTCTTTTGGTTGATAATTTTGCGAAGCAAAAGCAAGAATAGCATCTTGTGAAGCACCTTCAGGTGCCTCAACTCTCATGATGCTTCCGTCAGGGGTTTCTACTTCATGAATTGGCATATTTATTATTTAGGTGGTAGTATTTTAAATCCACTTTCTGCGCTCGGTATTCCACTAAAAATATCATCACCATATAATTTTTTATTGTAAAAAATTGTTTGAGGATTTTTTTCATATGCTTCTCTTTCTTTAGCTATTTTAGCCAAAGAATCTTTGTCGCCATAAGCCGCTAAAGGATAAGTTTTTAATAAATGATTTTCAAACATTTTATCACGAGCATCTTTTGCTCTTTCATAACGAAGCAAAGTTTTTTCTTGTAAATTTGACCCACGATCTTCTGCTTCTTGTTTATCTTTGGCAACTAATCTATCAAGTCGAGCTTTTCTTTCATCAGGAGTTTCACGCATTTCACGATACAAAGCATCGGTCATTTGTGCACGATTACCGTATAACTGTAACTTGTCTAAGTTTGCTCTTTCAGCGGCTTGTTGTCTCTGTAAATCAGCGTAATGTTGAACGCCCATTCCTGCGCCTTTGCCAATATTTGCGGCACCATACTGTGATGTACCTCCTAATGTGCCAAGTCCTGCCATTAGTAATCCCATGTATTTGTCTGTTTCATGAGATCTTTTTATATCATCACGGGATTTCTTAATGTAATCTAAGAAATCATCCATCGATGATCTTGGTTTTTCAGCTTGAGCCAACTCATCACCTTTGTTATTTTCCATATCCCTCATGCGTTGACCATAAATAAAATCTTCTGTGTCATATGGGTTTTGGTTATTTAAATCAGTTACAGGTTTTGTAGGTGTAGTAGGCACAGGAGGAGTCTTTAAGATTTCTTTAGGAGCCATAGCCTGCCCAATAGCAGTTGGTGTTAATGTAGTGCCTGTTAAATTAGTTTGATAACCAATTGCAGGTTTATCAACGCCTGTTTTAGACATTAATGTTTCATATTTTTTTTGTAATGCTTGTCTTTGTTTTAAAGCATCATCATATTTTGTTTGATAGTCTGGTATAAGTTGTCTTTGTCTTGAACCAAAAGACTCTAACCCTTGAACAGCAGTTCTAGCTGTATCTAATTGACTTCCAATATCATTGATTTCACGCATATCTTCGTCAGCAATTTTATTGCCTGTATAAAAATGCTTGATTTTTCCACCATGAGCCAAGCCAACAATTCCACCCTCTGCCATGTTTGAGGAATAAATAGAATTTAATTTAGAGCCATATTTTGGATCTGTAGCATAGCCCGTTTTACTTTGAGCTATTATTGCTTCTTGTGGGGTCTTGGCTTCTAATACAGGCTTGTATCTGCTATTTTTTTGTAAAAAATTAATGTAATCTTTAATAGATTCTTGAGGACTTTCATACCCTCTAAATGTATCCGTGATGGTGACCATACCTTTTCCCGGTACGTACTCTTGAGTTACTTGCTTTGATCCTGCGCCTTTAATGCCAAAGAAATTATTGTTTGGCGCATGTTTTCCATAACCTGTTTCAATAGCAGATTGTGATGCGCCCAAGTGAGCAATAGCCTCAGGGTTTGATATACCCATTTTTTCAGCGGTTGACTTAATGTCACTATACATGGTGCGATAAAACTCTTTTGCTGTTTGACCAATTTTTTTGGTAACAGACGAATTATTTTGATTACTTGCTTGCTCAACACCCTTATTTACAGGCTGAGAACTTTTCTTAGAAGCGCCCATGATAGCCGCACCCAAGCCTTCACCCATCGGCATATTCATCATTTGTTGTTCAAACGCCCGTTGTTCATCCTCGTCATCTTCGTCTTCAGCATCAATATGACTTCCTGAAGCAAGATTAACAATGCCTCCATAAGCCATTTGCTGTGGCAGGTTAGATTGCAGGGTGTTTAAACCTTGAGCATCCATTTGCTGACCGTTTAAACTTTGTGGTTCTTGTGCTGGTTGCATGCCAGGTTGCATATTTGCGTTAACCGGTTGCTGCAAATTTTCAGGCATTTGTGGTGGTTTAATGATAGATTCAAGCTTATTTAACTCTTCCACCTTATTTGCAAGCAAAGGTAAACCAACATATGGTTTTACTTCCCCTGATTGAATAGCACCTTGAATTTTGCCAATATCATCTTTAAGAACATCAATTTTTTCTAAAATTTCATTCCTCGGATCTAAAGCTTTGTCTACTTGACCCATAACCTGATCGCTAATGCTTGATTGACCTTCTTGTGGTTTAGGCTGTGTTTGATTTAAATCTTTTTCAGCCATTCCAAGCATATTTGCCAAATCAGGAGGTAATACACCATTTTTAACAGATTGTGCTCGTTGATCGGGGGTTAGCTTTTCTGCATCAGCAAGAAGTCCAAGTATTCCGTTCATGCGTTACCTCTCATTGCTTTGTTTAAACCAAGAGATACAATACCTCCTGCACTATACTTAACAACTCCACCCTTTTTATATGGTTTAGTTGCAGCATTGTACATCCCATAAGCGCCTAAACCTGCGGTTCCTAAGCCTGCTAATTGAGATACCATACTTGGAGGTGCTTGATATCCTAATTGACTTACATTCTGTGGAGCGCCTGTAAATAAAGATTCTAACTGACCCAACTGCATCATTGGATAATTCTGTTGTTGAGCATATATCTGTGATGCTCTATCTAACATGGCTTGTTTATTAGCCTGTTGTTGAGTTCCCATCTGATTTTGCAATCCTAGAATACCTTGTTGCGCTTGTAACTGTTGTCCACCAATATTGGCTAAATTAGCGCCCGCTTGTCCAGCTTGACCGTATCCAGCTTGTTGAGCACCGACCCCTGCTAATCCTGCCTGAGCGCCAGCAATACCTTGTTGTCCAGCTTGACTAGCACCTTGAAGCCCCATGCCATAACCTTGCATAGCTTGCTGTCCAGCTTGTCCTGCACCTTGTAAACCCATACCATAACCAGCTAATGCTTGTGAACCTGCTTGTCCATAACCTTGAAGGGCTTGTCCAGTACCCTGCATACCTAACTGACCGGCTTGACCTACGCCTTGAAGCCCCATACCGTAGCCCTGTAAAGCCTGAGCATTACCTGATAAAGCAGCTTGATTAGCTGCGTTCATTTGTTGTTGGGCATTAGTAAATGCTTGGTTGTAACCTTGACCGATTACTTGGTTCATTGCCATGTTTTTATTACGCTGATTTTCAGCAGCCATCAACGCTTCACGGCTTCCACCAAATGCACCTTGTTTTGCTGCTTGGCTTTGCTCTTGTGTACCAGTAATATCATACTGTCTTTGTATTTCAGCAAGTTGCGGGTTTAAAGCATTTTGTAAATACGGGTTCATGTAAGCTTGTTGAGCACCAGCATTAGTAGACATTTGCCCTAAACTTTGCCCAATGTTTGCGCCTTGTTGACCTTGCATAGCACCCATACCGCCATACATAGCCGATTGACCACCGTATTGCTGACCTATATCTGAACCTTGTTGTCCGGCACCAGCAGATAATCCAGCATATTGTTGCCCAGACTGTGCGCCTAATCCACCATATAAATTAGAAATGCCAGCAGCTTGTTGTCCCGCTTGTGAACCTAAACCACCATACAAATTAGATAAATCAGCTGCTTGTTGACCAGCCCTTGCACCCATACCACCGTACATACCTGCTTGCTCAGTAGTACCTAAAGCGCCCATTCCCGCAGTAGATGCCAAATCAGTTGCTTGACCGTATTGTCCCGGCATTTGTAAATTTGATGCGCCAGTAAATGCTTGTTTTTGTAATGGAGTAAATCCTGCCGTTGTGCTTTGTGCAGCACTTAAAGCTTGTTGAGAAGCTGGCGTTGTAGCTCCAGCGTTAAAAGGTGTATATCCAGATTGAGAACCTAAATCATAAGATGTAACATTTCCTTGCTCATCTTTGTTTACTTGCATATTTGGGTATACATTTTGCATACCTGAATGAATTAATGACTCTACACCCTTTTGTGCCCAAGGAGCAATATTAGATGTAGTAATGTTTTGATTACTAGGCGCACCACCACCACCGCCACCAGATCCACCTCCACCTATTTGTGGAGATAAAAATCCCAATAATTTCATCATCATTTTAGTCATATTCTTATCTCTACTATCACGTGGCGTTCATAAAAACCAAATCTTCTCCAAAGTCTGGCAATTGATTTTCTAGCTGCTCCTTGTATTTTAGTCGCTCCTGCGTTTTTTACAATAGCTGTTAGCTGTTTAAACGTGTCAGGATTAGATACTAATTTACCACCAATTGCAGTTACAAAAGCAATTCTATCGTTAGGATAATTAATAAAAGATACAGTTGCTGCTCCATGTATTGTTTTATTATCATCAATTGCCACCAATAATACCCATTGACCTAATGTTACATACATCTTTATCTGTTCTACACTGTAGTCGCCATGACCCCATTTATGGGCTTCTACAATGTATGGTTCAACTAAATGCCAATTTTGAGCGCAATATTCTGTTGGTATTAACTGTACAATCATTCCTATGCGGGTAAATACCTATTCGGATTAATTTGTTTACCTTGTTTATGATTTCCTGTCCTTGCTTTGCGTACTTTATTCATCATAGAGTATAAATGCTTTGCACCTGCGTCAGTAGAACCATTACCTAAATGACTAACTACATCAGCAGGAATTACAAACTCACCATCTGCTAATCTTGCAGGCTGATGTTTTCCTATTCTTGCAGGAATATCATCGCTCATACCATCGCCTGGACCTCTAAGCAATCTTCCACCGTCTGAATAAGAACCTAAAGATGTAATGCCTCCCTCTGCCATAGGTCTAGTCATGTTGCCTGTCATTGGATTAGTGGCAGGTTCATAGTTTCTAACTTCCATAGCATTTGCAGGCAATTGTGATGGATCCATAAAATTAGTATGTTCTTGCTGACTCATGGGGTACATTTGATTAGGTTGACCACCCATGGCTAATGAGGTAATACCGCCTTCTGCATATTGTGTAGGATATTGCACACCTCTTGCACTATATGGGTCATACTTACTTAGAATGCCTGTATATGGAGTCATGCCCGGTGGCATATACTTATCTCTTTCGGCTTGCATCGCCGCAGTTAATCCTGAGCCAATACCAACTCCTGCCAACCCTAAATTGCTTTGTGGACCATAACCAAAAGTGTTGGGTGATGTGCCTTTATAGCCAAAATCAAACATTCCTTTAGATGCAGGAGCTGTTGGATTATTTGCAGTTATTGTTGGTTGCATACCGCTTACATCAGGCGTTGTAGGAGGCGTCATAGAAACAGATGTTGCTAAAGACCCATTCGGAGCTGTTGGATACAACTGAGGATTTGCTTTAACAAAATCTAAGGATGCTTGATCTAGTCCTTGAGCTCCCGCACTTCCTAAGGTAGTTCCTTCTGCAACAGTTGGAGCAACTTCAGCAGCAGTACTAGCAGCACTTCCTAATCCGCCAATGCCTGCTCCAATTCCACCTGTAACCCCACCCATTAAAGCACCACGTAAAGCGCCTTTTAGTGGATCTCCACCAGACAAAGAGGAACCAGCGGCACCAGTTCCTGCACCAATAGCTGCACTTATTAAAGCGGCTTCGCCGATTCCAGCATCCATATTACACCTCTCTTAATTTCTCATATAATAACATTTAAACGGTAGTTCCACTAGCATTTTTCCACACTGTTCCGTTGTACCATATAGGAATCCCTAGCGTTGTATCAAAATAAAACTGCCCAACCTGTAGCCCTACTGTCGGTCTATTTGCGGTTGTCCCAGAATCAGGAATATTAATACTTTGCGCAAAGTTGTCTATCTGGTTAAAGTAAAGACGCATTGCATTGGTTAATCTTTCAAGATACTGCTGAGTAATTTCCGTAGGCGCAACAGGTAAATTTGGTGCTTTTGGTACTAATATTGCAGTATTTTTTAACGGAGTAACCATTATCTTCTTCCGTCAGGTCTGATATCTATACGAGGACTACCTAACTGCCAAGCTACCCCAACACTATTGGACTCAATCCTAAACGCTAATTGACGACCTCTTAGTCGTGTATACACCTGACCTGTAAACTGCTGAATATTATAAAGTCTTGATGCACCATAATTGTCGGCACTTTGTACTGTTGGACTATCAGCTTGACCATATGCAGTTCCTGAGTTAACTCTAGGTTTTACGGTCATTGTACAATACGGTTGATTAACGTAAGAACCGTTAAAGTTTACGTCTGGCAGGATTCTCCACACAAATCCAAAATTGTGTCCATCACCAATATCAAAATCGGAAGACTGAACATAAGCATCAATAGGCAACGTAGTTCCTGTAGAGACATCATCTACTCCATTTTCGTGATTAAGGAGCCTACTATTATAATCTGCCGCAATAGGATATATCTTAATTGTAGAAGATAACCACGCTGTACGTGCCATAGAACCGTAGTACCACACTTGGTCTAGGTAGTTATAGATGACATAACTATCAATTGTATTTGAATTAGCCGAACAGTAGAACCACCAAACTTCGTTATAGCCCTCATTAGAACCGCAAAATACTTGGAAGTTTTGATTGATGTTTAAACCATCAAAGACGTATTGACGGACTGAACAGGGTAGGGTTTGTACGGTACCTGAATAGACATAGAACTTATCACGCCCCATCCAATAAGTCACGTTATTAACTGTAATCATAGCGTTGGGTGACATGATGGTAATATTATCCATCAAAATTTGAAAGCCCCAAACATATGGCGCACCTAAATACTGCATGGAATATATAGCAGAATCTGTCCAAACTAAAATCTCTTGACGGGTTGCACGAGCGCCCATAATATAAGAACCGTTTGTTAATGCAAATTCACCAGATTGATTAGTTACTGCAGGTGTCCAATTTACAGGGTTAGCTTGGTCCGACCATCTAACAAGCATAGGGTTAAATGTATGTGTAGCGTCAGTATACGAATCAGCGCCCATACAAATAATAAACTGTTGAATAGGGGCACTTAATACTTGATTAGTTTTTAACGGCACAGAAGACGCACCAGCTAAACTAGATAACAATACTGCTCTTGTAGCCAAACCGTTTGCATCTTGCCACACATAAACACCACCGCCACGAGGTGCAATATATAAATCTTGTCCATAGTTGTCATTAGACCAAAGACGTAGTGTAGTAGTAACCCCAATACCGGGACCAGCAGAACTCCACGTACCACGACTCCATGCCCCTGTACTCCAACCTGTACCAACAACGTTTACATCTGTTCCTGTAGGATATAAATATTTAGCAGTTACAGTACTACCACCATTAGCGGAAGCAGTTGAAAAAACCGGGGTTGTTGTATTAATATCTGTGGTTAAAATATAATAAGTTGAACTTGATCCGTTGGGTACATTAGTTACAATATACTGTCCGCTAATTGTAATTCCATTAACTGCCGAAGCTCCTGAATATAAAATATAATCGCCAACGCTGGGTTGATAAGTAGCGTCTGTAACCAACATAGAAGAACTACCTACTGCCGCACCTGTCGTATGACTAGCTGCCGTTGTACTATTGTATCCACGGGTTAACCCTGATAAGACATTGCCCGCTATGGTTGTATATGCAATCTGTTCTGAATCAATTTTAATGACACCATTCACAGGAAATGATGCGGCTGAAGTTAAAGTAATCGAAGTTGCAGTGCTAGTAATCGTACCATTTAAAGTGCTATACGCAGTAGTAAACGGGTTGGTTAATGTATCTGTTTGGTATATAGGAGTTATGTCGTTGTATATTCCACCTTGTTCAATATAATATTTGGAACTTGTTCCAACACCTAGATAGTTATTAGCCGCCAAGTCAACCCAAGTCCAAAGCGCACGAGCAGTACCTAAAAACTGATTAGACGCATATTGAGTCCAGCCACCAATTTTTTCAGGAAAGCCTGAACGAAATCTAATTTTGTCACAGTCATAGTATCCCCCTTCGTTAGAGTAATCAGTACCTTCTCGGTTAATTCCGGGTCTAAACTGTAACTTCTGTAATGGCATGGTTTACCCTAACATTGAATCGGCAGTAACTTTAACTTCTGCAACACGTCTTAACCATCCTACTCCAAACGTAGGGAAAGTACCTAATGATCTATAAAAAACTTCTTTTAAATGACTAAACTTTTGGAGTAAATCTCTATGGTTTTGTTTCTCAATTGCTTGCATTGTGCCTGAACCTATAACACCGTCCGCAGTAACTCCAGCAGCTTCTTGAATAAGTTTGGCGGCTCTGCCTACGCCCATGTTAACAGCACTATCAAATACAGCATAGTCAATACCGGCAGGTAAATCATCGCCATGAATCTTGTCCCAGTAAAGTTGTTTATAAAGGTCATGCACATCTTGGTCGCTTATATTTTTTAAATCATCTTTAGTTAAATGAGGATTACGTTTCCATTCTTTAAATACGGCAAACGTAATGCCTTTCATCGTAGCTCCACCTGGGTCTTTTGGATTATCACTCCATAATCCTTCTGACTTTAATACGTGTGCTAAAGCTGTATCAAAATTATTTTTCATCATCGCTCCCTATTTTTATGCCTGTAATTAATCCAATAAATCCACCGATGACAGTTTGGAATGCTGGTCCGATAATCTGAAATACTTTATCTGTATCAAAGTTTGGATCAATGACTGCATACGCAAACATGAGTAGCATACTAATTACAACAGCCACTAATGACCAAGCGGCAATTAACATAACGTGTTCTTTTGTATTCATTTATCACCTTTCTTAGCCATAATTTTCTCAAGCGTTCTACCACCAAAATATGCGGACATAATCAGCATCCCCCACTGCCCAAGCAACTCTACATACGCCTGATTGACGTTGACGTTGAATGCTGAGAATCCCGCAAAGGTAGTGTAAACCCCTAGAATAAATATCAATGTCATTGGGCGAATGTTTTTAGATAGCCAAGAGTCAGAACCTAAGTCAGCTTTCCAACGATCTGAAACATTATTCTGTTCATTCATGTCGGCTTGAAGTTCTGCCAACTGTCCGCTTTGTGCAAGTTTTTGTAACTCTAATTGAGCCTGTGCTTTTGCTTGTGGGTCAGGTATTACTTTATCAATTATCTTAAGTCCTGCGCCAACGATGTCGTCTAAACCAAACATAGATACCTCATTTTAAAAGTAACATAATCATCATACAAATTAATGCAAACATTGTCCACCAGCGAAACACATCCTCATCCACGGACTATATCCCTCTTGGTTCGCACTGCAACTTTAGTTTGTTTTGGAAATTTCATTTTAGGCTTCCTCAATATCTTTTCTTCAAAATGTAGGTACACAATGTACGCCCATAAAAAAAGTTCTATATTGTAAACAATGAACCAAATCGTTATCCATATCATACAAGCCCGTAATAATACAACAAGCAAGTTATAAAAAATGCCGCTAAAAAACAATACATCTGAACACGCTTAACATCCCGCAGTTTATGCCCATAATAACTAGCGTTTTCTTTGTGTTCTTTTTCTACGACTGCTTTTAACTCTAAAACTTTTGCCCACTCTTTTGCACCATACTTAGCTTTAAACTCTGCTTCAGCTTTGTTCTCGGCTTTGATAATAGAGCTTTGCTTTTCGTATTCCTTTACCGCTTTAAACAACATGGAGTTTTGTATTGCTTCTTCATGTTGTCTGTGTCTTTCTCTTGATTCTAACTGCTCTTGAGCTACCTCTACACCATCATGTTGTATATTCTGAATGCTTTTGGTAAGACTTTTCCCTGCCTCACGACTTTGGTTAAGGCTCTCGGCTAAAGACTTTGCACCTTCGGCAATCGGATTGATTTCTGGCATTCACTTAGTATTTAACCTTTCAACGCAGCAAGTTCAGTTTTTAAAAAATCTACCTCTGCTTTAAGTTCTTGAATTGCTTTCATTGCTACCATGAGCAATTTATTTTCATCTGGTTGTAATAAATCACCAACTTGTCTTACTAAATCTGAATCAATTGTTTGTATTTGTTGTGAAGTTAAACCGCATTTAATATGGTCATCTCTGAAAGTTTTTTCTTTATCATAGTCAAAAGACTTAAATTGAATCTTATCAATTGTGTCTAAAGCATTATATGTAGATGGTTCAATATTTTTCTTTAATGATTCATCAGATGGGCTAACAGCTATGCTATACGCAACCCCATCAAGAATTACTTGTATATACGAATTTCCAACAGTCATGCCACCCATACGACCATCGGTATTGACTATAGCCCAACCTTGTTGACCCAAGCTATTACCAGCAAAACACCAAATACCACCACTACCATTTCCATTACCTACAGTAACAGATGCACCATAAGCAGGACCTGCTACGTTGCCAATTAATAGCGGACTTATATTGCCGATACCCAACCAACGAGATGTAGTGTTTGCCCCATTTACCGCATCAATTCTTCCTATACTTCCTGAAGAAGAAATATGAACATAAGCATCTGCCGAATATCCTAAAAACGCATCACTTTGCTGTATTAATTGCCCAGTAATCGTCATACCAGAACACTGATATGCATTACTTGTGTTTAAAGCATTTGCATAACCAGCAAAGGTGGCTGAACCTGCATTGCCACCAATGTTAATGTTGTAAGAACCACCATCAGACCTAACAATTTGATAGTAAGTACCATTATTTATAGACATTGTGCCGTTATATCTTAATGCTACCCATTGTGATGCTAAATTACCGATTTGCAAATCACCAGAACTAATTGCTACGTTTGCTGCCCCACTTACATTTAACGATGCAACAGTGTAAGAATTGCTAGTATTTAAAGCATTTGCAGAACTAGCAGTTGCGGCATTGCCTGATATGTTTATTCCATAAGTTCCGCCATCGCTTGTTACAATTTTATATGGTAATCCACCATTTAATGCTAAATAGCCAAGGTAATTATATATAGCATAATTTGATGATGTATTACCAACATATAAATTACCCGTAGTTATTGAGGCAACAACATCACCTGTAAAACGACCGTAACCATTTGCTGCTAAATTATTTACTGTATAGTTGTTAGCTGAATTTAACGCATTTGCAGTTGTTGCAGTTGTTGCGGTACCAGAAATATTAATAGCGTATGTACCTCCATTATTAGTTACAGCTAATGAACTGTTAACATAAAGGTCAGCACCATTTAAATTATAATTACTTCCATTGTAGTAAAGATATCTGCTTCCAGTATTGCCAAGGTAAATAGCACCTGTAGTTACGGCTGATGATCTATAAACAGTTACATCTCCTGAACTTGATAACCCATTTATTGAATAAGAATTACTTGCGTTTAGAGCATTAGCCGTAGCGGCAGTTGTAGCATTAGCTACATAGTTAACCGCATAGAAAGCCGTTCCTACGTTAGATCCTGTACAGTAAACTATAACCGTATTGCCGTTAGCAACCGAGAATGATGTACTACTTCCTGTTACTTTAAAGTATGCCGTTGCTGAACTGTTTAAGTTGTTTGTGATTATATACAACTTAGGCACTGCTGGAACAATAACGTTGTATGTAGCGTTTTGGTTTCCTGTAATAATTAATACTGCATTTCTTGCCTCGTTACTAACACCTTGTGCAGAAGTTAGCGTGTAATCGGCATTTGTCATTGCAACCGTAGTTTGACCAACAATCGCTTGTTCAAGTAAAGTCTGAAAGTTTGTATTAACAAAACTACCCCAAGTGGTGGAGTTTTCACCCGCATTTTGTAGGATTAAACCTAGACTGGTTGAGTAATAATTTGACATACCTACCCCTATTGAGAGTTATCAATCAAGTTCCAAGACGTTGATTGTGCGTTGTTAATATTATCCCATGTTACTGCTTGATTGTCATTAATCTGCGCCCAAGTTACTGTCTGGCTATCATCAATTGTAATCCAACCACGGGTAAAAAGTGAGTCTAAAATGTTAAAGTTTTCAATAATACTGTTAAGGAAATTAGACTGCTGAGTACTTGAATCAGCCATCGTTATAGCTTCGGCTACAGATTGAGCAAACTGAGCTGTTATTGTTTGAGTATTAGCTACGGTAAAGTTTTCTGTAATGTTTAAAAAGAATAAGCTAACAATAGTTTGTACATTAGAAATTGTTGTTGCTTCTGAAATACTTGATTTAAACTGAGCACTAATTGTGGCAATGTCAGATGGGTTCAAATTCTCGGCAATACTTAATAAGAACTGTGCTGTTATTGTTTGTGCGTTTGCTATGTTACTGTTTTCACTAATGCTTTGTGTAAAAGCAAATTGTTGTGAGTTTGAATCTCCCATGACTACGTTTTCAGTTCTATCGTCTAATGCGGCAAAATATACTACGTTTGTATCTGCTATGTTGGAATTTTCCGAAATAGATGAACTAAATCCAGCAATTATTGTTTGATTATTATCAGAGTTAAAATTTTCTGAAAGACTTTGTAAATAAGTGTTTAACTGGGTACTAGAATCGCCAACATTAAAATTTTCAAAAATAGATGAGTAAAACTGTCCCGGCAAAGATTGCTGTTCAAACATCGTAATAGGTTCGGTAATGTTTTGTAAAAATGTACTTGCCTGTGAACTTAAATCGCCTGAACTAAAATCTTCGTTAATTAAAAGGTTGTAAAGAGTCGGACCTAAACTGGCAAAAGGAACTTGCGCAAATGGTGAAATTCCGAACATTTAATTAATCTTTTAGGTTGATGGTGCGTTTGGATTTGGGGGGATTGGCGCTGGAGTAGCCCAAGGCAATTGTGGGTTTAAATTTACGTTGGCTTCTTTATCTGCAATTTGTTTATTAATCCGTTCATTAATATGATTCCAGTAATTTGGATCACCCATAACAATAGGTTGAACCCAAGAAAGCACTAATGTTTCTGTTAATTGGTTGTACGGCACAAAAGTAGCTGGGTCAATATCTGTTGTTTTTAATGGAGTTGCTCCCGGAAAAGTACTTTGAGTGCCGTTTTCATTTGTGCCAGTGCAAATCCATTTAACATTAATTACAGCATTTGATAAATCGGTTACAGTAGCAGATGTCATTCCAGTTACTGTCCAAGTGTATATAAGTGCCATTTTATTTACCTTTAAATATTTGGGTTTTTAAATCATTAATTTGTGTTTGTTGTTCTTTAATTGCTTCTATAAGAAGTGGCACAAGCCGTGAGTAGTCTACAGTTAAATAGTTTTCACCAGACTTAGATATAATTTCATGCGTTTCTGGATCGCCTTTCATATCAACTGGAGCAAGAGAAACGGCTTGTGGCAATATCTTTTGAACTTTTTGTGCGGAAACACCTACTTGTTCTTTTTTGTTTGTATATCCAAGACTTCTAGCAACTTCATTTTCAACATAAATAAATCCATCTAATGACAACACTTTTTCTAATGCACTGTCTATATTTTTTATTTTTGTTTTTAATCTTTCATCTGAATAGTATTGATTAACACCGCCAGTAAAGTAACCGTTGCCATCTCCGTACGAACCACCACCACCAGCAAAACCACACAAAACTGAACAACTAATAACTTGAAAATTCCAAAGTGAATACGCAGCCTGAGCTTGAATTCCATAACCTTCAGTAAACCACATACCAGAACTAGTATTGCCGAAATTTGAGCCTGAAGCAGTAAAAAATATCTGCCCATTAAGCTCCATACCTCCAGTAGAAGTTATTCGGTATATGTTAGATACACTAGCAGGATCAGAATAATACCCAGTATTATTTGCGTCATACATTATTGGACACGCAAATGAAGCAGGAAGATATAATCCAGTATTTGAACCTAAACCCCAAGATGGATTTCCACCAATAGTCCAAGTACTACCATAAAAAGCTACGGCTCCATAACTACCTGAATTTATAGTTACATTGTTTGTAGAATAAATGTTTTTATCACCACCAGCAGCATTACTCCAAACGGCTTGATACCAAGCAGCATCTGTTCTATTTGGGTATTGATTTACACCGTTAGCAAGTCCTGCGGTGGTAGCTGTTGTAGCGTTACCTGATAAAGCTCCTACAAAAGTTCCAGCATAAACATTTCCACCGCTAAAATTAAAATTTGAACCATCGTAATAAAGATATGGGGTACCGTTGCCAAAATAATAAACACCAGTAGACCCACTTGACCGCCTTGCAAGAAAATCTCCAGTAGAGCCAACTTGAGAACCGCCAGCAAAAGTTACTGTTGAACTAAATGCACCTGAAGTTGCAGATACAGTTCCACCTGATTGATTTGTTGCTGTTGTAGCAGTTGCCGCATTACCACCAATAGAAAGACCTGCCGCTGTTCCAGTTATGTTGGTACCAACTAATGCACTGGGCGTGCCTAAATTTGGTGTAGTTAATGTGGGTGATGTGCTTAATACTACTGAGCCTGATCCTGTAGATGTTGTAACACCTGTACC